GCGACCACGATGATGAACCCGAGGATGAATGCGATCAGGAACTTCATGGTTTCTTTTGCTCCGCTATCACGTCATCGGAATCGAATTCAGCACGAATTTTGGTGATCGCGCGTCCCAAGCTCGCAATTGCTCGGCCCTGCGCTGTGAGCCGCTTCCCAGAATGTTTCTTCCCATCGTTCGGCGCAGAGAGCGTGACGCGAATCCACGCTGAGCCGATGGGAATCTCCCAGACGTGCACGTATTCATCCGACATAGGTCACGCCCATGTCGCGCACCGCCTGGCGGTGGATCTCGACGGTCGACAGATCGATTCCGCCGCCCTTCTGCTCTCTCCAGGTGTCGTACTCCAAGAACACGAAGGTGAACGGTCCCCGCGGCGTGCCTTCCTCAAGCAGAAACGGCGGATTCGGATCGTCGCCGGTCACGATCTGGGCGGCTGACGGGTAGAACGGTCGCACCATCCGCCCGATGATCTGCCAGGCTTGCGTCCAGGGCTTGCGCTGGTCGTTGGTGAGCGTCGACCAATTCGCGGGAATCGCCGGCAGCGCCATGTCGATCGGCCCTTCGTACACGATCACATCGATCGCGCGGCCGGCTGGCGTCTTCCAATTGTTCGTCTCCCGGCGCGGGTCGCTCCCCCACGTCGGATAGCCGGCCGAGAGATACATCGCGAGCGCGCCGCCCTTGCCGTGCTCCTCAAGAACGCGCCGAGCCATCAGCGCAAAGTCGTCGACCGCCGATGGCGGTTGCCACGCGGGCACGACGCCGTCGTATCCGGGGCAGAAGACGATGTAGGGACACAGGTTCGGCGCTGACGCCGATCCGTCGCCGGCCATTGTGAGGTAGATCGTCTGGAAGTTCGCCATCAGCCATTCCCGCCCACGCGCGCCAGGATCATAGCCGCCGCCCGGGCTCGTCTGGCCGTCGCCCATGCAGCAGAGCAGCACACCGGTGCCCCCGCCCACAGTCAGGTATTCCGTGATGAGCGCGCGCCCGTCCGCAAGGCTCCCAAGACCGCGAAGGTCCAAGCTCAGATTGATGTGTGTGTCGCCGAGCGCTCGTTTCGTCGCGTAGATCGCCGTGCGGTCGCCCGGGCTGAAGCCGGTGAAGAGCAGATTCGGATCCCACAGCCGAATCGTTTGACCGGTCGATGGGAGTGTGACCGGAAGGCCCTGGAAGTGCGTTTGCACGCCGCAGAGCGTGAGACGGTCGGGGCGTGGCGGTAAGACCGTCCGCAATCCCTCGATGCCGTAGACTTCCCAGGCGTACGCCTCAATGCGCGTGGCGTTCAGCGGCACGAGCGGCGTCAGCTCCTCGTTGCAGACGTAGTGCCCATCCCAACACCGCAAGGCGATTTTCCCGTCCGGTTGTGGGACCGGCGTGAACTTTTCCCAGAGACCGATGTCGGTTGCATCGGACCGGAGAAACGAGCCGCCGCCGCCTTCGGCCGTCATGAATGTCCCGCGCGCCGTTTGGAGGCTGATGGTTCGGTCCTGGTTCTCGAGCCAGCCGAAATGTTCGTAGATGCCGGCGGCATCTCGGTTGGCCGTGAACGCAATCGCGGCCGGGTCGCGGCGCGGGTCGATGCCGCCGCCGTATTCGGCCGACACGTAACAGTCGTTGTTGGCTTTCAGGGTAACAAGCGGCGCGTCACTCATCGTCGTAACTCCGTGTGGCCATCAGTTGCCGTTGCGCGGCCGGCACGGGCAGGTCCCACGCTTGAACCGGTTTCGCATCGATCGCTTTTGCTGCCGCGAGCGCCACTTTCTTGCTGACCGGCGAGATTCCGTAGACTGCGCTCGGATTGAAAAATCGCGTGAAGGCCACCTTGTTGCTGTCTTCGTAGACATCCACGCGGATGAAGGTCGCCGAGCCGATGTTCTGGTTTGTCACCTTGCCGGCGATGCGCTGATGTCCAAAAAGATCAATTATCGCCCACTCCTCGAAGGTGTCCGCCGGATCGCTCATGAGGGCCTCATGGGTCCGGCGCTGAGCGGTCCCTGGATTTCTGTTTTCAATCCAGCCTCGTTGAAGCACATTTGGACGGCTCGGCCGAATGTCATGTCCATGATGCGGGCCTGATCGATCGGTTCGAGTTGACTGAGCACATGCAGGAGAACGGCGAACAGCGCACACAATGCCTCGCCATTCTCAGCATCTTCGAGCCGGAGCGCCGCGTCGAGCTTCATACAGAGGTCTTGGATGCGCGGCGTTGTCTTCAGCACCATCGACACGATCGGCCGCTCGGCCGCACTCACGCGTTGGCCTCGTCGGCTGCCCCGTTCGCCTTCGGCTTGCGCCCGCGGCGTGGTCTCTGGTCACTGTCCCCCATCGGCAGACTCGCCTGTTGTTCCTCGAAGGTGATCCAATGTTGCTCGCACACCCCGTTCATGATGTAGAGCAGATCATCGGCGGTCGGGTAGCGCAGCGTGGCCGTGATGCGCGCGGCGAGCACCGGGCCTTCCTTGTCGCTCCGCACCTTGATCGTGTTCTTGATCGACACGTCGGGAATCACCACGCGCCCACCGGTGGCGTCTGGCGCCATCTTGAAGGACATGCGCTGCAGGGGCACGTTGATCTTGAGCTTGGCGTCCACGAGCAGATCGTTCGGGTTGCCGGTCGAGCCCTCGAAGAGTTCGAATGTGATGCCGAGCTCGTCGGCCATCTCGCGCGTGAAGGGCTGCGCCTCGAACTCCAGAATCAGGAGCTTGCGCGTCTCCTGGTCGAGCGTTTCGACACCGGTCTTGATCTTCTTGAGGTAGAGCGCCGTATCAGGCTGGAACATTGTCGGTCCTTTCGGCCGGGGCTGTGGGTCCCGGCGACTGTAAAGAGAACCTCCGCCGCATGCTTGGCACCGCACTTCGCCGGCAAAGACTTTGTCGATGGCGTCCCACCGTTCGCGCACGAGCACGATGCGTGGGGAGGCGCACGACGGATCGAGACACCCTTTCGGCGGCCCGCTGACGAACGCCATTCAGGGCTGGGCCTCAATGAATCGACGTAATTCGTTTTTGCACTGTGTCTTGTCGAACACCTGATTGATCATCGGGCCTACCGGCCAGTAGAGCCACGCGCCATCACGCAGCCGTCGATAAATCAGGTCGACCAATTTGTCGAGCAAAATATCATCAATTTCCATCAGTGAGTCCTTGCTGAGCACGGCCGAAACAGGATAATTGCGCGACCGGAAGTGAACGATGCGAAACTCACGCGCATGTCCGTGAACTGCATCGCCACGGATGGCGGCACTCTCCAGACGCCGTTCGTCGTCGTTCGCGACGCGAACAAGAACCGGGTTAGACTCAGCTGTCTGACGAGTGACACTTCTACGTAATGAACTCTGTCAATCGACGCTTCGAAAGCGGCTGTTCCGACCCACCTCCCGCGCAGCGACACACAGGTCTCCGAATTGAATGACGTGGCCAATAACAATGAAAGTAAAATGGCCATCAGTGAATCCGCCCGTCGTCGTCGATCCGAATTTCGCCGGGCTCGTCGTCCTTGATGCGCTTGGCCTCGTACTTCGCGCGCCGCGCTTTCCATTCTTCCGACTGCAGGCTGATCGCGAGGGCCTTCATCGCATCGGCCATCGGCAGGAAGCCGTCGATACAGCGCTTACAGAAGTGGAATTCGTGATGGCTCGGGAGCGGCACGATGCCTAGAATGCGGTGCGCGATCGGGTTGTCGCCGGCGATCATCTCCATGATCTGCGCGAGGTCGTCGCCATTGAACGGGTAGGCGAGCCGTCCGCTGGTTTCTAGATCGGCGATTTCCTCTTTGCACAGATCGCAGATGTAGCGCGCGGGCTGTCGGGCCATCGGGTCAATCCTCGAAATACTGGCGTTTCAGGTCGACGTTGAGCGGGGCGACTTTCTCTTTCTGTTTCGGCTTCGGCTTCATGGTCTCCAGCGGCGCCATCGCGATCTTGAAAGCGTCCCGATTGAATTGAAGCCGATCGGTCTTGGCGTCGAATTGCCGAATATATCTCAGGCTGATGCCGGTTTCTCGGTCGATCGCGACCTGCCTCACTTCTGCCTCGCGGCGCCGTGCTTCCTCCGCTTCCCGATATTCCCGACGGCTCTCGTACTCTTCGCGCGGCCAATACTCAAGTTCGATCATGCGGTCATTCCGGCGAATCAGCTCCTCCTGCTCGGGCGTGACCTGAAATGGGCCATACGGCGCAAGTTGGGCGAGTTCAGCTTTTCTTGATTGCCAGTAGTTCACCTGCTCTTGGAGCTGACGACGCTGCTCGGCCAATCCTCGTTGCTGTTCTTCCATCAGTGCGATGTCTTGCTCTCGCTTGAACACTGCATAACCCGATGCCGCGCCGGCAATCTCCACATCGCGACGTTCGCCGTCGACGCTGACGATTGGGACCGTCTGACGCGTCTTCTGTTGACGTTCGCCGCGATGCTCCTCGCAATACCAGGACGGAAACTGCCGCACGCGCGGGCACCCGCTCACCTGGCACGTCTCGTTGTCGATCGCTCGCCGCATCGTTCACTCACAAAGGAGTTGGCGAGGGTCGGACTCGAACCGACCCCACCGGGCCGCGTGGGAAGCCGCTACAGCAACCACGCACCGCCGGGCCTCCAGGATCGCCACACGGTCAATCCGCTTTCATGTAACACTTTCGTGACGTATCGTAGCCCATCGCCTTCGGGTAGAGCCGAGCGAATGTCGCCAGATCCGCCGACGCCTGCGGTCTAGAAATGCCGAACTTCCGCTCAAGGTGTACACGGTTGATGAAGCCGAACACGCGCAGGCTTTCTGCGATCCATTCGATTCGATGCCGCTCAAACCAGTTCACGGTCAATCCATCTTCAACTGCTGATCAACTGGCACCGGCGCCGCGGCCGTCGCCTGCCGGCGGTCCGTCCACCATCGATCTTCGATGACTTCCTGCAGCATCCCCCACAGCCGATCGAGCTCTCGGCGATTTTGCACCTTGATCGCCGAGATCGACATCCCGCCCTCGCGATACTGATGCAGCCGCAGATTGTACAACTGCAGCACCAACCGGACGTTGCCGTTCGTCGATGCGCGGGGCGGTTTCCGCTTCGCAGGCATGTGCGGGCTCAGAACTGAATGTCGTCGCTTCGGGTGATGACCAGCGCGCCGTCTGCTTGTTCCGTCACGCCGATCGGCGTTGTCCCTATATTGGTGATCGTCACAGACAGATCGGGCTCGTCGCCGTGGTAGGCGCGCGGCTTCGGGTCGGGCGGGTCCGCCTGCGTGAAGACGAAGAGTTCCGGGCAGAGCGTGTCGGCGTCCTCCTGTGCGCTCTTGAGAAAGCGCGCGGCGATCCGCCGTCGGCCGTCCGCGAGTTCGAGATACCGCTTGTAATCGGCTCGCAGGCGCGCGCGGCGTCGCTCGGTCGCCTGAACGGTCTGCACCTTGGAGGCAATCTCCCGGCGCAACTCGCCCCGTTTGTATTCGATGCTGTCGTACTCCTGGCGCGCCTTGTCGTAATCCGCCTTCTCTTGCGCGCGGCGGTTCAGCTCCGCGGTGAGCCCAGCGGCCGTTTCCAGCTTGAAGCACGCGCGCTCGCTGACTTGCTGGTCGGGCGTCTCGCGCGGCACCCATTTGTACGGCGCGTTGTAGTTGTGCCCGATGCAGCGCGCATCGCCGTAACTGCGCGCGGCGTTCACCGCATCGGCCACCCGCAGCGCATCGGCCTTGTCGGAGAACTCGAAGCCCCCGACCGCGTACACCGTCATGTCGGGTTTCGGCCCGCTCGTGTCCGGCGGCGCCGGCAAGACCGGCGGCAGCGCGACGCCCGCCTCAGCGCACGCCAGATCCACATAGCGCTCGATCTGGTCAGCCGTCAGCTCGAGGAGTTCCGCGTCCGTCAGTTCGTCGAATGGTTTCATAGGTCAATCCTTCAATCCCTTTCGCGACATCAGCCGCGGCGCCGTCTCGGCGCTCAAGGTGGGCGGCCCGATGTTCGTCCCATCGAGCCCCCAGGTTGAATCTTACGAGCCGGACAAGAGCCAGAAGATGATCACGACTTCGGCCAGGACGATCCAGAGCGCCATCGCCGCGCCGAATGCCGATACGGTCGGGTGACTCTCCGCCCATAGTTGCAGTTGCCTCCGTCCCCGCCTAATCATCGCCGTAGAGCCTCGTTGGCTTGTCCATCACGAGCGCATCGACCGCCGGCTTGATCGCGGCCATCGAGCGCGCGACCGCGGCCCGGAGTCCGTCACGCTTCCGCAGGTCGGTCGCGTCGACCCCCGACAGCACGCCGCGCGCCTTGGCCACGAGCTCGGCGAGCTCGCCATCATCCGCGAGGTTCCGCGCGTTGAAGCTCTCCACGAATTCATTGAAGTTCGCGATGAGTGAATCGCGGAAGGTTTTCGGCTTGCCCTCCGGCCCGGGCTCGAGCCGATCGGCGAGATGGGCGACCACATCAGCAAACGCCGCGCGCAACGCTTGGCGGCACTCGCCGAGTGCCTCAGAGCGCCACTCGGCCGCCGCTTGCGGGTCCCGCTCGAATCCGAAGGACATATAGCGCCGCGTGAGACCAAACGCCGCGCGCGCCTGATCACGCGTCGGAAACGTGATGGTGGCAGCCAGCGGCCCCAGCCGCCGCTTGGTATCCTCGACTCGCGCGTCAAAGACATCGAGCAACCGCTCAATCAAGATCCAGCGTTCGGCTTCCCTGGTGTCCAGCCACGCCTCGATCTCGCCTTGCAGCACAATGGCGAGCAGGTAGAAACCCCCTTGATTGGCGAATGCCGGCCCGGATTTTTTTGAGTCGATGAATCGCTCTGTCTGGCCGTCGTGCTTGCGGATCGCCTCAAGTTCCGGAGAATCCAGAATCCGCGCCGTGATCCCGAGCAGGTCCTTGTCGGTCTTCCGGCTTTCGCTTTCCCCGCGCACTTCAACTGTATCGGTCGAGACCTTGCGCGCGGTCCCCAGGCGCCGAAACTGCAGCTGCAGGACCACGGCACGCGCAAAGACATCGATCGGCGGCTTCACGTCTTCCGGCTGGTCAATCTCCCACGGTTGCGTTGATCGGTCTTCGAGCGTCCGATCTTCAAACAACGTCGTTCCGTTCATAGCGGCTTTTCTCCTTGGAACCGTTCATCGGTTCCGGTCTGGACTGCGGTAGCCCAGACCGCAAACGACGATCGCTCAGTGCGAGTGGTCGGCGTGCTCCTGGTGATGCACATGCGCGTGCTTCCCGCGCGCCTTGCGGCTCACCAGGCCGCCGGTCAACGTCTGCAGATCCTTCATGAACGCTTCAGCCGATTGGTGGTTGGCCGGCGAGATCGGATCGGTCGTTGTCTTCACCGTCCCATCCGGCAGAATTTCGATTGTCATTGTGTCAGGCATAGCGGCTTTTTCCTTTCAGGCGCATTCCGTACAGGCATTCCACGCAGCGGCGACTGTTCACTTGCTCGCGAACGATCCGTTTTTGTCCGTCGTTCCCTTCAATGACCGCTGGCGAATGCGGAGAAATACGCATCAGATGAACGTGGCCGCAACTGAGCGTCTCTTTGATCCAACCGTCCGGGTAGTCGTGCGTCGATCGAAAGACCTGCTCGCGGTCGACGATTTGGCGCAGTGGCCCTTTCACTTGATCACCGCGAAGACATTCGGGCGCGTTTCTTTCAACGTCCAGCCGTTGCGCTTCGCCGTGTATTTCACGGTCTCGCGCGAATAGGCGACTTTCAGCTTGTCGGCCAGATGTTCGGACCCTTCAGGCACCTGGAGCTTCCCGCCGACGATCTGACAGCGCACGCCGTCGAGAATGAACCACGCCGCGCCACTGCCGACCGACAGCCCGCGCGCGCCCAGCGCCTCGAGCGCCTTGCGGAGTAGCGCATCGTTCATCTTGCCGAGTTCGATCTGATTCAAAATGACCTGATCGCAAGGCATTAGCTATCCCCTCCATACGATCGCCCGACCGCGACCGACTGCACCACCCCGGCCGCCGGCACATTCTGAGCCTTGGCGTGCTTGTAGGTTCCTGCGTGACTCGCGCTCAAGAATTTGCCGTGCGCCGTCGTCCGCAGCTTGTCGATCGACTGCGGATCAGACACCGCGACCGGCACAATGAACCGCGCCGCGTCAATCAGCGGCTTGCGCATGCGCCACGCGAGCTCGCACACGTTGCGGATGTCAGCCCCCGTCCAATCGGTATCGCTCGGCTTCGGCCCGGCGTCCGCCTCGGACAGTTCGAACCGCGCCAGATGGATCGCCCAAATTGCCGCGCGCTCGTCCGCCGTCGGCAAATCGAAAAACCACAGGCCATACCGGAAGCGGCGCCGCAGCTCGGGCGGCAACGCATCGAGCTTGTTGCACGTCGCCACAAAGAACGCCCCGGACCCCGCGACGGCAAGAATCACCTTCATGGCGGCCCGGATCCGTTCCTCGGACTGGCCGACCAGTGAGCCCTTGGCGGCCCCCAGGTCAAGCGCGAACGTCGGCACGCCGTGTGTGTGCCCCAGCGTTTTCGAATACTGCGACTTGGCGCACCCGGGCGGCCCGACGGCAATCAGCCCGGCCCATTCTCGATCTTCCATTTCGCGCAGAATGGTCCCGAGAGCATCTTGACTGACGCCCGAGGTATCCGAGCTCGCACCCCCGAGCATCTTTTCGATCTCGTCGATGCGCACGATCGCCCGCGGTCGCGCGCGCCCCTCGAAGAGCGCCCGGCCAAAGGTCTTGGCGTTCTCGAGTCCGCCGAGGTCATCAAAGGTCTCGCGCCCGTTGTCGATCGAGAGCCCGCGCGTTTGGCTGATGAACTTCCGTTTGCGCGCCCATAGTTGCTCGGGCTCGAGCGCGCCGCTGAGCAGTGACAACGCCACGGCTTGCTCCACTGGAAAGGCCGCCAGCCCCGACAACGCCTCCACCGCGCGCTGTTTCGTCGCCTCGTCCGGCATCGTCGGCGCCGGCTTCATCGACGCCACGGCATTCTTGAGTTCTTGATCGATGATGGCGGCAATCTGCGCCTCAGAGGGTAACGGCTCGTCGAGAATCAACACATCCTGGACCAGCTGCGCCGGCAGGCTGATTTGACAATCGAGAAACACCACAGTCCGCCCGTCCGCCTTGAACGCATCGCGGAGATTGCAGGCGGCTTGGATCACAGCCTCATTCTGGAGCAGAACATTCGCGTTGTGCACCAGGAGTAGCGCGCGCTTCGGCAGCTTCGTGGCGGCCGCCAGCGCTTCCGCCGGCGATTGCAGCACGGCATCACCCGCCCCCATCACGCCATCATCCGGCACGAGCTCAGCTCGCGCCGCCACGCCCAAGTCAGTCAGCCCGACTAGGCCGCGGATGATGTCATGCTGCAGGATCGGCGGTTCGCTCGCGCCCTTGAACGCCCGCAGGATACTGGCGACGGTCGCGGGCGGATCGGCCGTCGTGATGGCGAGCAAGGGCGTTGAGACCTTGCGTGCCGCTTTCAGTTGGTCAATCAGCGATTGGTCTTTCATGGTGTAGCGGCTCCTTTGTGGTTGTCTTACAGTTTCCCCAGCACCTCGAGCGCCTTCACGATGCGCCGGACTTCCCGCCCCGTCATGGCCTCGACCTTGGCGAGTGCTTCGGACGGCCGATGATCGCGCGAATCCACCAACCACCGGATGATCGTCACGCGGTCTCGCGCGAGTTGATCAACAGTGTCGGCCTTCATAGCGTCCCCTCCCGCAGCGCCTTGATCGCCGCTTTCACCGCCGCGACCGTCTGCCGCCCAACGACCGCAATCGCCGGGGACAAGATCGCCAAGGTCTCGACTGTCTGTAGGATCGTCTCGTGATGGGCTCGGACTTCCATAGCGGCTTCTCCTTTATCGGTTAACTGCGTGCAAACGCTCTCCAGCAAAAGACCATGCACGGTTACGGTTGGAAGGGTCCAAATCGTTCCTAGGGCCTGCTAGGGCCGTTCCTGAGCCTTTCCACGCTTCGGCGCATCCGCACTCGGCCGGATAACCAGCTTTCCATGCTCAATCCAGCAATTCGGGTATTTCCGGATGAACGCCAGCAAATCCCGGGCGATCGCTTCGCGTTCCGCGCCCACCCAGACCGGCTCAAAGGCGGACACGTCGATCGGCTTCGCTGTGGTCTTCATCGTCCCGCCCTCGCTTTCCGCTCCGTCCACGCTTGGCGCCCGACAAACCCCACGATGCCCCCGAAGACGGCGCCCCACGCCCAGCCTAGGCCAAACCCGAGGACCCACCAAGCGCCGTTGTCCATCAGCGGCTCTCCGCACACGCCGGGCACAAGGCATTGCCCTCGCCGCTCGGTTCCCCGCAGCACTCGCAGGCTGGCGTCGCCTCGATCGCCATCTCGCGCACCCCGCCCAATACCCGCGCCACCGACAATTTCAGATTCAGCACCGCCGCCGGCCGCGCCTCGAGTTCATTTGACGCGTCCAACGGCCACTCCTGCCACCGATGTCTCATCGCGGCTTCCTCCTCTCAAATCCCACCCGAGCGCTCACCTTACACTCGTGACACACGAGTGTCAAGCGCAATCCGCATCCATGCAAACATTCTATCGGTCGCCCGCTCCCATTCGCTCCACACATGAATCACCGACAGCTCACCAACCGCCCAATCGCGCACCTCGGCCGCCCTATCGCCGACTGACCACATGGCCCATGCTGTATTATTCCCATACACCCATTTACGTAAAGCGTAAGGCTTACGTAATACGTAAATCGCATTCCCTCGACCATCCTTCCGCCGTCGCCGGCGAATTTCATCGCTCGAGCTCGCCGGCCGGACGGAGAGCAGGCCACAAGGCGAGCGCCCGCGGCACCTGGCACGCGACCGCTGGACTTACCATAACCGCCATTATCAGACACCAGGAGGCGTAACCTACTCATTTGGCGGGACTTTCGCCTTACACCCATCAGTGACTTACGAGCGGGCGAAGGTCCGTAACCGATCCGAGCATCAGGCGAAAGTCGCGATCACGTCGACCGACCGGCCGCAGATGTCGCCCTCGAGCCGTGGTAGCTACCTCGATCGCACGAGCTCTAGTCCCATCATCGCTTGCCTTGGTCTCCCTCTCAAGCGCTGGACCCACCATCCAGCCAGATCCGGCCCGTGACCACCCCACCCCCACCCTTTAAGCAACGGCGCCGGCCCCGGCCTCTCTGGGTCCCATCCATCCAGAAACGGAGCGGTTGAATTTTGGAGGAAAAAGCTAGTTGGGGGATTTGTGAGATGAACGGTTGGGGCAAATTCTCACCGGCGGTGCTAATTAGCAAGAACGGTTCTTCTTGTATTTGTTCTTTCTTCTTATGCGACGCAAAGCACTTGTCAATTCCGGACAACTTGTCAATTCAAAGAGCTTACGCGCTCAATCACTTACGGGGATGCGGACAAGTTGTCCGCCCTGGTTTGACACAGTTGTCCGGAATTGACAAGTGGTCATTTTGGCGTCGTTGAAAAATGTGTGCCTCACTTAGCGGGGGTCCTTTATAAAACATTTAGCACTTGTCCGGTGCTAGATGTGTCTCGCGCTCAATCACTTACGAGATTTCGGATAACTTGTCCGCCCCGTTGCGGACAACTTGTCCGGAGTTGACAAGTCCTCGTCGGTCAGCGGGGGCGGGTCGTCGTCGAGGGGGAGGGTTGGGGTGGGGTTCGTGGGCGGGTCATCGCCGAAGTAGGCACGGGGTGCGTTCAGGCTGACGGTTAGAATGCCGGTTGTGGGATCGGCGGCTCGGCGGAATTTGCGGGCGAGTCGGCGGACGGTGCGGGCGATGGTCGGTTCTTTGGTATCGAGCGCGGCGGCGAGTTGGGCGGTGGTTTTCGGGCCTTCGTTCTTGAGGACGGTCGCCACGCGTTGCCACAAGGGGAGGCTTGAGGCGAGATCGGCGATGCTGCGGATGTCGGTGACGATGACATCGGTCGTGCGCTCGGCGAAATTCAGCGTAAAGCCGAGCGGTCGACTCAGGGGGCCGAGGTTGGCTTTGCGATGAAAGAGCCCGACGGTGAGGAGATTGACGGGGCCGTCTTCTGATTTTTTGACGTACCAGGTGGAGCGGGCGCCGTTGTGCCAGAAGCTCGAGCCGAACGGTTTCTGGTCGGCCTGTTCCCCGCGGTTGACGTGCGCGATATGCAGGCTGCCGACGCCGAATTGGCGGAGGGCGCGAAAATACGTCCCAGCCGTTTCGGCGGCCTCGGGGGGGCCATCGCAGGCGAAGGCAATGGAATCGCACACGACATAGCCGACCCGTTCCTCGCGGATGATGCGGTGCAGGCGGTCGACCTCGGTCGCGAGCGGGCGTTCACACCGGGCGTAGAGCACGCGGGGCATTGACAGGCCGAACAGGCGTTCGAGCCGGTCGCGGTGTTCTTCACCCGCGAGCTCCCAATCCGCGTACAGGACGGGGATCCCTTGCCGCGCGAGGGCGCCAGCCAAATACAAGGCTAAGTAGCTTTTCGCCGTCCCGCCGTCGCCAAAGAGAATCATCGGATGGCGCTTCAGGAGCTCGAGCCCGTCCACGGTCCAGATGTCGGCGGGGGTGGGCGGGTCCAGGCTGCGGAGATCGACGGCCGGTTGGCCGACGCGTTCGGCGGTGAGCGCCTTTTGGGTGAGTTCTTCAAGGAGGGCGCTCCAGTCAATCCCGTTGACGCGCGCCTTGTCGCCGAGGAGTTTGGCCCGGATGACCCGCTCGCGGGCCGAGGAGAGGTTGAAATCCGCGATCGAGAGGTAGCCGCCGTCCACACTGCGCGCCGCCGCGGCTTCGCACATGACCGAGAGTTCACCGTGGTACTGGTCGCGTTCGAGGCGCAGCCGGTCAATGTCGAGGACGACGCCGAGCTCAAGGATCGCGAGTCGATAGCGACCGGGACCGAGACAGGTGAACAGGCGTTCGTAGACGGGTGCCGCCATCACATCCTCATCGACTGGAAGACTTGCGGAATGTCGACGAGGACACTAGAATGGCGGGCAGCGAGCGCGTCGAAACCGCTCGCCGGATCGCCGAAGCCTCTCGGCATTCAGGCTCGTGAATCTGCCGGTTCACGGGCCTTTTCTTTGACTCCACATAGGGTACATTTCCGCAGTCACACGGTCAAGGCATCCCGGCGCTGGCGAGCGCGCCGGGCCATCAGCGCCTCGGTGTGCAGGCGCAGCAGGCATTGTTCCTCGGCGAGCCGTTCGGCGATGTAGCGCCGATAGGTTTGTTCAGCGAGTTCGTCGACGAGGACGCGCTGCGTGTCCTTCAGGGTGAAAATCTTCTCGTACAATTCGTCGATCAGGTGGACATCCGCAGGGTCGGGCGGCATGGCGGCTCCTTGAAAAGCCGCACCATACACCCGTCTGTTCGTCGCCGGGAAGACCACTACCAGTGGGGGAGTTGACAAGTGCTCGCCGCGGGCCTACGATGCGCGACACAGGAGGACTCATGGAGTATGCGAACGCACAGGCGGGGACACGAAGCATTCAGGGCGGACAGGTGCAGGTCGGGCGGGACCCTGTTGCTGCCCCGCCGCCCCAAAGCGTGCTCGGGCACATCGACGTGAACGATGGCCTAATTGTGAAGGCGCACGAGCTGCTGAACGATCTCGAGAAGCGGCTGCATCTGATTCTCGGGCCACCGCCATCCAACGCGGTGGGGGCTGGCGAGGCGCCCGAGTCGCCGATGGTGACGGCGCGGCTCGCGCGTCAGGGCGCGGCCCTCGATGCGCTGTGCAACCGGATTCTGAGCGTGATGCACCGCGTGGAACTCTGATGCCGAGCCACGATGAACGCGTGCACATGGCACACTGGCGTCCATGGACGCTGACGCCGAGACTGATTACCGCGCGCTGTTTCGCGTGCGATAGTTTCTTCGCGGCGCGCACCGCCGAAGCGGCGCAATCGCTGCTGGAGGCGCACAAGGCGCGAGAGCACGCCCGGCCGGATGACCATCTCGGAGGCGTCGATGCGTAAGTGGTTCGATCGTCTGTTTCAGGTCGAGGAAATCAACGGACGGATGCGATGTCCGACATATCTGTTCCGTTGGACGCTCTGGAAGGCGAAGAACTGGAGCCTGTATCTGCACCAGTTCGTTGGCGATGACTGGTCACGCGATCTACATGACCACCCGAAACGCTTCATCAGCATCGGTCTATGGGGCCGCTATTTTGAAGAGACGCCGCAGGGAGAACGCGAATATGTCGCCCCGTGGATTCGGAGTTTCCCGCCGACACACATCCATCGTTTGCGGCTTCAGGATGGACGGCCATGCTGGACGCTCGTGATTGTCCTCAAGGCCGTGCGTCCGTGGGGCTTCTGGCATCAGGGCAAATTCATTGGCTGGCGCGAGTATGTCGGCAGTGAAACCGCTGACAAGATGAAGGCGTGCTCATGAGCGACGATCTCGAAACCGTGTGGTCCGGCGCCGGTGGTCGCTTCAGCCTCTCGGCGATGGGGCCGATGGTCTCGACGGCGGCGCGTGCGGCGGCGCAAGGCGAGGTTGTGAAGGAGATGCGCATCCAGCGATCGACACGCGGGTTCCGGGCCCCCGGGTTCCGTCTGCGGGATCTGGTCTTCGCGAAATTGCCAGCGCCGCAGCCCGTGCGCCCGTTGGGCCTGCGGGCGATCTGCGACGCGATGGAGAGCACCGGCCAGAACGACATGGAGCATATTTCCCGGGCGCTCATCGATCTGATCGCCGAAGGGAAAGTGCGCCGGCAGAAGCAGCCCATCAACGGGCAACCGCGCTGGGTGTACTGGAGGGTCCGGTGAGCTGGGAATTTAAAAAGATGGAGCAGCTCTCGCAGACCCAGTGCGATATTCGCTTTGATGATGCAATCCAGCGCTTCATTCGAGAACCGGATCTCCCGCTGACGACAGAGGCGTTTTGCGAGGCGATGGGTGTCGACAGGCTGCCCGGCTCGTGGCGCTGGAACGGGGAGATCGTGCCGGCCATCGAATCCGGCCGCGCGAATGCGCCGATCGCGGCGGAAGCGGCGAGAATCCGCAATCAGCAGAACGCGGAAATCAACACGAAGGGCGAGGCGTGGCGCGAGCAATATCCGGCGCGTCTCGATGTGCTCTACGGCGTGGGAACACTGAAGGATAACCTAGTTGGCGACACCGTCACGGTCCGCCCGCCCCGCCGATATGCGGTGCGTTCTACCGCCGGTGGCCCGACGCGTCTGTCGCGGCTTCAGCCGGCGGTCCTCGGTGGTCCCCGCGCCTACTTCGACGAGTAGCCGATGGTATGGCTCTTCAACGGCTGCGACATTCGGTTTCGGCCAGACGCAGCTGAGGTCAACGCGTGGCGGATCGTGACCCTGCCGCGGGTTATCGAAGTCGTGCGCCAGCGACTTGATCGGCCGGCGACCTTGAACATCATCTGCGCTGGTGGCGAGGTCTACGATCTTGAAGTGCTGGACCCTGCGGGCTATAACTACGTCGTCACGCGGCAGGCGCCGGATTTGGCCATTACGTACGGCCCTTCGATTGTCGTGCCGGCGGCGCCAGTCGTCGCGCTCGGTCCTCGGGCGTATTTTGAAGACTGACTATGGGGCTGCTCTGCAAGAACAAACAGCGCTTCGCGACGAAAGCCGACGCCGAGGCGACCATTCGAGAACTCGCCTGGCACGATCACCCGCTCCGGACGCGAAAGCTTAAACCGTATTTCTGCAATGTCCATGGATGTTTTCATGTGGGCCATTCCTCGCTCGCGCCCGGTGTGCCTCAGCGCCCGCCCAACTGGACGACCGGCGAAGCGCTCGGTCGGCTCTACTCGTTGCGGGCGTCCCTGATTATGAGCTACGGCCAGACGCGCGATCCGCGCGACTGGCAGGGCGTGCGCGCGCTGAGCGGCGCCATCAAGCATCTCTCGCGATGAAAGCCTGACATGCTGATTCGAGCCGACGCGCGGCTGATCCCTCTGCGCGATGCCTGCGTGCAAACGGTCGTGACGAGTCCTCCGTATTGGGGGGGGCTCCGCGACTACGGCAATTCGAGACAGCTAGGCCTCGAGCGGCAGCCGGCAGACTACGTGATGGCGATGGTCGATGTTTTCCGCGAAGTGCGTCGAGTGCTTAGGCCGGACGGCACGCTGTGGCTCAATCTCGGCGACGTGTATGCGGCAAGCGGAAAAGGCGGCGGTGGCACGGCCAGACGATCGTGCTGGGATACCGTGCGCGAGCGAAAAGGCTTCCGCATGCCTCCGCCTGGCTTCAAGATGAAGGATCTCACGCTCGTTCCATTCCTCCTCGCCTCAGCGCTGCGCGAAGACGGGTGGTATTTACGTTCTACGATCGTGTGGCGGAAGTCCGCAGCCGTCGAACCGATGCGCCGGGATCGGCCGGCCGTCTCCCATGAATATCTCTTCCTGTTGGCACTCGCAGAAATCTACCAAGCCGAGAATCCTGGCGAGCCCTGGTGGGGACATTCGGTCTGGGATATTCGCTCAGATGCCAACGGCACGCATCCGGCGATTATGCCGCGTGAATTGGTTCGTCGGTGTATCGCCGTCAGCTCGAGACCGGGACAGCTCGTCCTAGACCCGTTCATTGGAAGCGGAACGGTCGGCCTCGTAGCGGAACAGCAGAATCGTCGGTGGGTCGGGCTAGACCTCGAGTATCAAGAATTGGCGGCGAAGCGCACGAGTCAGCGAAGTTTAGTGATCGCGTAAGACGATTTCGCTTGCATTCCCTCTCCGCACTGTGCTAAGCCTGCTCTCCATCTCATGACCGACGAAGCCCGCGCCGACGCGGCGATCCGTATGGCGAAGGAATTCCAAGCGCGCCTCGCGATGGATATTCTCTCGCAGACGAGCGACGCGAACGAGCAGACCCAGCTCGCGGGCGCCGTCCTCGGGCTCGTCATTCAGCGTGTGCTTCGCAACCTGCCCATCAATCGCGCCGCATGGCTCTCTGAAGTCGTTCGGGTGGGGCTGGCCTAATGGAGACGCAGACCGTTGCCCCAACGCGCCTGCCCACGGTCCTGCTTTCGATTGGTCTCCAAGAACGCCTACTCATCGTGCTCAACAGTCGGCCGCCGCAGCCGATGAAAACTCTCTGCGATCAACTCGGGGCGAGTTCAATAGCGATCTGGCGGGTGCTGAACCGGATGCGCCGCGAACGGCTCGTGCGACGCTTCGGCGTGCGCGCGTCGAGCCAATGGGCGCTCGCGACGTGGCGCGGGCGCGTGCCGAAGCGCGCGCAGAAGGAACGGCGCAAGAAATCGCGCACGGCGCATGTCGATCGCGGCTCCTGGTGGCTCGTCGAGGATGCGCGATTCGCCGAAGAAGCGCGGGCGCGCGCCGCGGCGATGGGCTGGGACAAATGACGCGCGACATCGTGTTCTATCGGGGGCCGTCACTCCTGACCGGCGATCCCATCGTCGGCATCGTCACCGGCTTGGAACACGCGTCGCACAACGCCAAGACCGGCGAGATGGCGCAAGTCTGGATGCTCCGATCGGACATGTCGCCGATCGACGCCATTCGCCGGAACGCCGACGATGCGATCTGCGGCGACTGCAAACTGCGCGGGGATGGTGGATTCGGGGCGGTGTGCTACGTGACGTGGTGGCTCGGTCCGAACCAGGTCTACAAGAAATTCCTCGCGGGCGGTTACGATGACGCTCGCGTTGAGCCGAGCGCAGCGGTTCGTGGCGCGGTGCTTCGTTTGGGCGCCTACGGCGATCCGGCGGCGATTCCGTTCCAGACCTGGCGTCGGCTGCTCCGCACGGCCTCGGGCTGGATCGGCTACACGCATCAATGGCGAACCTGCGACGAGCGGTTCAAGACGATCCTCATGGCGAGCGTGGACACACCACGCGAGCAGTTCGAAGCGGCGCGCGCCGGCTGGCGGACCTTTCGCGTGCGCGGGCGATCCGATGTCCTGCTCCGCAACGAATTCGTGTGTCCGGCTAGCAATGAATCCGGCCATCGCGTGACGTGCACGGACTGTCAGCTCTGCGCTGGCACCTCGTCGCCCGCTCGAAACGTGGCCATCATGGCGCACGGCAAGCCGGGCAATCTGACGGCGTTCTACCGGAATCGCGCCGAGGCAGTCTCCGTATGAGCGCGCCCACCGACACGCAAATCAAATTCGGGAAGACCGAACCGAAGCTCGGTCCGTGGCCGGAACGCCCGAAGCGTCCCGAACACATCAAATCGGTGACGACGCTGCGGACGCCGAAGGGCGCGCGCCTCTGCGGGTCCGTGCTCCGCACGCCCGGCTCGAAAGGCGACTGGCTGTGTCACCAGCCCGGGATGTTGACGAACGGCCGCTGCAAGATGCACGGCGGGAAAGTGCCGGCCGGCGTCGCCAGTCCGACGTTCAAACACGGCCGGCAATCGAAGGTGCTGCGCGATCTGGGCATCGCCGAGATGTTCGCCAATTTCCGCGACGATCCAGAGCTGGCCGAGTTGAATACTGAAATCGCGCTCGTTGACATCCAGATCGAAAAAGCGCTACGCCGCAATGCGAAAACGGACACCGAGAAAACCCGCAAGGAACTCCTCGCGACGATCAACGCGCGCCGGAAACTCGTCGACAGCAAGCACAAGAACACCTCCGCCGTCGTGCCGGTTGAGCGCGTGCTGGCCTTCATGCACGCGATGGTCAATCTGGTCTTTGAGTTCGTGACCGACCCGCGGCAGAAATCGGCGTTCCTGCACAAGATTCGCGCGCTCTCCGGGCGCCCGACCGACCAACTCGCCAACGCGTCGATGCTCGATGCGCTGCCGAAGGCCGACGCGATCGACGTGCCGGCGCCGCCGGCCACGGAGCCGTCGAATGCTTCCTAAAGGCGGCGCGCAGGATCCGCCGCTGACCCTCGAGCGCATGTTCCAGCACGTCGAGCGCGCGATGGAATACGCGGTCGGCGTCGACCGGGAAGCGATGAAGGAGCCCGAGGGTGCGCCGCCGTCGAAGTTCGCGACCCTCTTTCCCGACAGCGGGCCGTTCGCGCGCCGCTTCTACAAGAAGCACATGGAGTTCATCGAAGCCGGCGCGATCTACAAAGAACGGCTGCTGATGAAGGCGAACCGTGTCGGGGGAACCACGCTCGGCGCCTATGAAACGACCTGTCACGCGACGGGCCTCTATCCGTCGTGGTGGAAAGGGCGCCGCTTCAATCATCCAGTGGAAATCTGGGCCTGCGGCACGACGAGCGAGACCACGCGCAACATCGTCCAGGTCCAGCTCGTGGGATCGATTGGCGTGCCCGACATTCCCCGGAACGAAGAGGGCATGATTCCGGCGCATCTCGTGCGCCACACGTCCCGCCGCATTCACGGCCTCCAGGGCGCGCTCGAGCAAATCTGGGTGCAGCACAAAAGCGGGGGCACGAGCACGATCGGGCTGAAGTCCTACGAGCAGGGCCGGGAAGCGTTCGAGGGCACCGCCAAGCATGTCATCTGGCAGGACGAAGAGTGCCCGGAAGACTGCTACACCGAAATGCTCTATCGGACCGTCACGACCAAGGGCATTGTCATCGTGACCTTCACGCCGCTGAAGGGCCGGAGCAAGGTTGTCAACAGCTTCCTCGATCCGGAAAACGAAGCCGCGCGCGAGTCCAAGTGGTACATTCAGGTCGGCTGGGACGATGTGCCCCACATCGACCTCGCCGAGCGCAAAGCGGTTATTGCGACGACGCCGCCCTACCAGCTCAAGGCGCGGACCGAAGGCGAACCGAGCCTCGGGGCCGGCGCGATCTACCCGATTCCTGCGTCAGAAATCAGGATCGCCGACTTCATCCTGCCGCCGCACTGGCCGCGGCTGTTCTCGCTCGACGCGGCTACCTCCGGCTACACGGCCGCCGTCTGGCTGGCGCTCGACCGGGAAGCCGACATGCTGTATCTCCACCGGGAATACAAGCGGGCCGGTGCCGAGGTGCCGATTCACGCCGCGGCGATTCGGGCGATGGGCTCGTGGATTCCTGGCGTCGGCGACGTGGCCGGTGTTGTCCAAGCCGACGGCACGCAGTTTTTGCAACTCTATCGGCGGGAAGGGCTGGACATCGTGCTGGCCGACAAGGCGGTCGAGGCGGGGATTCAGGACGTGTGGGAACTCCTGAGCACGGGCCGGTTGAAGGTCTTCGCGTCGTGCCAGCAAGTGTTCAAAGAGTATTTGGCCTATCATCGGGACGAGCGCGGCAAAATCGCCAAAGAGAACGACCATCTGATGGACGCGCTCAGAATGGGCGTGCGGGCGCGCAACCGGATGAAAACGAAACTCGAAGCGCAGCCACTCGCCAGCACGCGACGAAGCATCTACACCGGCATGCCGGCGGTGAAGCGAGGGTGGTCGTCATGATGCCGAGACCTGGAATGCCGCGCTGGCTCACGGTGAAAGAACTCGTCGCCTGGCTGAAGCTGCGCCGGCCGACCGTCCGCGATCCGCTGAAAAGCGGCACCTTCAGTCCGCCTCCGCCGATCGTCGAAGAACAGCGCGCGCAGCGCACCTACTCGCCCGCGCAGCCGTCCGCGCCGTGGACGCAGGACATCACCGCCCGCAACGCCCAGATTGCGAAGGACTACGACGACGAGATGGCGCGCCGGACCGCCTTGTTCGAGAAGGGCGAATACACGCCGCGGTTTGGAAAGATCAACAGAGAGACTGGCGAGTTCGAACACGACATCGCCTACGATGTGGAATTCGAGATGGCGCGGGCGAACGTGACGGGCCTGCAGCCACTTCAGCCGGAGTTGACGCCACAGGAATTCAAGGACGCGCGCACCGTCAGCGGGTTGACGAGCGAAATTCAGAGCATCGAAGCCTCGCAGCGCGACAAGACGGTCGTGATGCCGACTCGGCCGACACGGCAGGAAGTCCTCGATGCCACCGGCGGCGACGAGGCACGCGCTGCGATGCTGCAGAAGCGCGTCGATGAACTCTTCGGAGAACCAGCCGATGCCGAAAAATAATGATGTCGGAGAGAAAATGCGCGCGGCCGTCGAGAAGGGCGCACACGCGACGCCGTTCGTGATGTTGGGCGACGCGATGGCCAAGGGCGGCCAGATGGTGATGGATGCGGCCGACGCCGTCAAACGGAAGGTCGCGCCGCTGCTGCCCGGCGCGGGGCCGAAAAAGACGGCGCAGGGGACGAAGCGGTGACGCCCTCGACGCTCCTGCAGGCGTTCGAGATTATCGGCCTGCTCGTGATCGCGGGTGGGCTGCTGGCGGCGCGCGAACGGGTCGCCGAGCTCGAAGCGGAGTTCCGCGAGGAACAGCTCGAGAATCAGTGGCGACGCGTGTTCGGCGTGCGACGTGGCCAAGATGTGAGGTTCTGACAATGCCGAAGTCCGTCCGCGGCGTTCTCCACGAGTTCAAGAATCGCGAACTCCACAGCGGTTCGTCGAGCGGTCCGGTCGTCAAGAGTCGAAAGCAGGCCATCGCGATCGCGCTCAGCGAACAGCGCCAACGGACCGGTGAAAAGCGGGCCATCTTGCCAGGGCAAGGGAAGAGAAAACGATAATGGGCCACGAGGCGCGCCTGCGGCTCGTGACGAAGGAGACGCCGCGGGCCGAGGAATTGGAGCAGCTACGCGAATTCGCCTCGAAGGTGGAAGATGAAGCCCATTGGTCACGATTGCTGGCGAGCGCGGAGAGTGACGAATCGCGCGCCGAGCTTGAGCGCGTCCTCGGGCCACTGTTGCCGTTTCGCAAGCCGCGGTGCCATTCGCCGAGCTGTGAATCGGGATTGCCGCCGATCTGGCAGCCGGTACTCGTCGTTCGAAAGCGACCCGATGATGCGCCTATTTGGGCACCGATCGAGGTTCGTTTCTGTGAGACTTGTAAAAAGGAAATGGGCGTGCGCGACCTGATGACCGATGACATCTGGCGGCAGATTACGTTTCAGTGTTTGTCGTCCGGCGAGCCGATCCCGGTCCGGCTGTTGACGCAGCTGACTTTCGACAGAATTCAGTAGTTAGGAGCGACCCATGGAAACCTCCGCGACGCCGGCCAAGGTCTCAGCGAAGAAACATCACACCGTCAAGCACGTCATCGATGGCGTCCATACGACAAAGGCAAAAAACGGGGGCTACATCAATCGGGTGAGCTTCCGGCCGAAGGATGGCCGCGATCCCTACAGTCCTGGCAGTCACAAGCCGGACGAGGAACACGCCTTTGGCTCGTACACCGAAGCCGTGGCTCACCACGCGAAATCGTTCGGCGAGACGCTGGAGCAGGCCGACAAGCGGGCCTCGAACCAGGAGGGCGTCGAGGAGATGCCGACGGCCAAGGGGGCCTGATGTTCTCGCGGCCCGTCGAACTCCTCACCGACAAGCAGCGCGTCTACGGGACCGCTGCCGGCCTGATCAAGTTCCTGCGCGATGGCGATCATGGCATCTTGGCCCATGAACTGTTTCTCATGGGAGAACCTGCCTTCATTGCGGTCATGCGGAAGAACGAAAACCCGCAGAGCATCGCGGCCGGTCTGACCGATGCCCAACTCGGCGAGGTCTATGCTCACTTGTGCGAATGGGTGAAAAGCCTCGCGCGAAAGGGCGCGTATCTACGAAAGAGGAAAGACTGGAGATCGTGAACGACACGCAGGTCATCCTTGCGAACCTGAGCAACGAGGAATTTGATCGTTTCCGTCGCGCAGGCGTCCCGTATACTTGCTCAAGTGGCCCGTTGGCACTCGACCCCGAAGGGTATGCTGGCGTGGGTCCCTACATCGCGACCGTTGTCTCGGAACTCGGTCGCGCGATGGAAGCCATCGGATGGCAGAACCCGAACGCTGAGCGACAGCAGAATCAATGGATTATCCGAAATGGCGACAACACGAACCAGATGCCGAACAAGTTCCTGAGCGCCGATGCTGCGGTGGCTGAGATGATGGGGATCTTGTCCCAATACGCGAAAATCCCCACTCGCTTCAATCGCAATTACGATTCTCTCCCGCAGCCGGTGCTAGAGGTCGGCGACGTATTCACCATTGCTGGCGAGTTCCGCGTCAATCCTCCTGCTCGCAGGAAGGAATTGCCGCCGCCGGTGATCGCGCCGAGCCGCGCCTACTTCGAGGATTGAGGTGCACGGGCCTCCGCATCATTTCACTTGGTGGGACTGTCCCCACTGCCATCACCGGTTCGCCCGGCCGGACTTGGACTACGCGGCGCTGATTGCCGAGCGCGCCCGCGCCCGCGGTCTGCCGATCGGGCTCTGCTCTGACTGCACCGCGACCGCCACGGATATGTGGCCGGTGAGGCTCGGCGACGTGACGCCGTTTTTCGTGAGAAGCACGCAGTGAATCGACGAGGTTTTCTTCGTTGGCTCGGTGGCACGGCCGCCGGAGTGGCCCTTGCGCCGACGCTCGACTTGGACCGTCTGCTGTGGTTGCCTGGCGAGAAAACGATCTTCCTGCCTCCGCCTCCACGAATCGCAACGCTCGCAGATTTTCAGGTGGGCGACGTATTCACCATTGCCGGCTATTTCGCCACGAATCCTCGTGCTCGCAAGAACGAATTGCAGCGGTTCGTCGTTACTGGAAAGGTCGTCGACGACGGGCGAGTCATCGGTATAAGGCTTTCTCCGTGAAAACGGTTGTCGATCGCCTCCCCGAATTCGGCATCGAACTCTTGAGCGCGGCTCTCCGCGCCGAAGAGCGCGAGTGGGTGCCGCTCATGGTCACGAAATACCGAAGGTTCAAATTCGCGAGCTACGACCAGGCGGAAGAGTTCGTGCGCGAGATGAAGGCGCTCCAGCCGCATGTGGAGCTGCGGATCGCGCCCCTCCCTGAACGTTGAATTCGGCGCCGTCATTCAATGGTTAGGATATCCGGCTTTCAACCGGACAACAGGGGTTCGACTCCCCTCGGCGCTACCAGCAGTTGACACTCGCCGTCGGAGAAAACGATCCTCTTGGCTGAGGAGCGTGCATCTCCATGGCGAAAAATTCCGCCTCCTACGAGCGCCAGTTCACCGCAATCGACAACGAACACGCCGCCCGCAACCGCAAGAGCGACGCGCCGAGCATGACGAGTGAAGCCGGCGGGAGCGCATCGTTCACCGATCCCGGGCCGAAGGGCAAATCCCCGTCGATGGGCGGGACCTCCGACGTAAAAGCCATCGGTCGACTGGCCGGCGGTCGCCCCGATACTGCGAAAAAGTCAAAGCGCGTCGGCTAGTTCATGGCCGCGTCCGTCGTCGAACTTCCGACGGGTCGAGCCTATTTCGGCTCGGACAGCGACGGCGTGCCGGCGCCGCTGCCGGCCCGATCCGCCTACGCCACGAGCGACGGCAGCGAACAAAATCCACGCGGCCCCTCGCCCGCCGTCCGCGAGTTCATCCAACGCAGCCGAGACCGCTGGCGCACCTCCGACCAAGCCTCGCAGAAAAACCGCGAGAAGATGCGGATCGACCAGAAGTTTGCCGCCGGGGGTGGCAACCAATGGGACGCGGCCGACAAATCCCTCCGCAGCGAGGAAGGGCGTCCGTGCCTCGAAATCAACCGCATCCCGCAATTCATCCGGCAGGTAACCAATCAGGCCCGAGCCAACCGCTCGCAGATTCAGTTCAACCCGAGAGGCGGGGGGGCAACGCCGAAGCTCGCCGCCATCCTGCAAGGGTTGGCGCGCGCCGTCGAGGTCGAGAGCGATGCCGATGTCGCCTACGACACGGCCGTTGACCATCAGTGCCGGATTGGGCTCGCCTGGATTCGACTGCGGTCCAAATGGGCCAACGATGAGGGGTTCGAGCAGGTCTGTTCGATCGATCGCATCCGCAACCCCTTGTCGGTCTACTGCGACCCAACGATTCAGGAAGCCGACGCCAGAGACGCGCGGTTCCTGCACATCATCGGCGCGCTCGGCAAAGACGAATACGAGTCGCGCTGGGGGGAAATCGCCTCCTATGCCAGCCTGACCGAATTCGTCAAAACGAATTCCTCCGCGAGCGACTGGATGCCCGAGGGCAAGGTCATCCTCGCCGAGTACTTCTACGTCGAGGTCGAAGAGCGGGTGCTGCTCCAGCTCACCAACGGGCAGGCCATCTGGGAAGACAAGCTCGGCGAGTGGCAGCAGGCGTTTGCCTACGCCAATCCCGCCGTCCCGCCGCCCACCGTCAAACGGCAACGGACAGTCGAAACACGCGTCGTGCGCTGGTGCCTGCACAACGCGGTCGACATCCTCGAGGGGAACGCCGACCGGACCGCTGGCCGCATTCTCCCCGGCACCCGCATTCCGATTTTCCCGGTCATCGGCGACGAGTACGATCTGGACGGCGAGGTCGACTACCGCGGCATGGTGCGCGACTCGATCGACCCGCAGCGGATGTACAACTTCTGGGCCTCGAGCATCGCCGAGACAGTCGGCCTGACGCCGAAAAGCCCGTGGCTCGCCGAAGCCAGCCAGGTCAGCCAGTACCTCGACGACTGGAAGGAAGCCAACCGCAAGACGCTCTCGGTCCTGCTCTACGACGGGAAGACCGTCGACGGCAACCTGATTCCCCCGCCCCAGCGCAACATCGCCGAGCCGCCAATTCAAGGCATGGTCCTCGGGCTGAAGGAAGCCGACCAGGATCTCAAGGCGGTGATGGGGCTCTTTGAAGCGTCCCTTGGGGAGCGCGGCCCGCAGCAGTCGGGCAAGGCGATCACGGCGGTCCAGCAGCAGGGCCTCATCGCCAACAGCAATTACCTCGACAATCTCCAGCGGACCAAGCGATCAATTGGCCGGTCGCTGCTCCAGTGGTTCCCGGCGATCTACGACACGGCACGGCTGATTCACCTCGTCGAGCCGGACGGCAAAAAGCGGCAGGTCGTCATCCACGCTGGGGCGGAGAACAAGCCAGGACCGGATTTCGAGAAGCCGGCGGATGTGACCGATGTCTTCGATATTGGGGTCGGCCAGTACGAAGTCACGGTGAGCACCGGCCCCTCGTTTCAAACCGAGCGCCAAGAGAATTTCGCGCAGCTCCTCGAACTCTTCAAAGTGCTGCCGGGGCTCGCCGCAATCGGCGTCGACATCGTGCTCGAGCAGAGCGACAACCCCAGCGCACAGGCGCTCAGCAAACGCGCCAAGATGATGCTGCCGCTACAGGTCCAAGACCCGGCCGATCCCGAGACGGCGCTGCCGCGGATGCAGGCGGAGAATCAGCAGCTCAAGATGCTCGTCCAGAAGGCGCACGCGGCCGTGACGACGATGGCCGAGACGATCAAGACGCAGAAGATTTCCGCCGACGCCAAGGTGAAAGTCGCGATGATTCAGGCCCAGGCCCAGCTCGCGATGGCCGCCGCGAAGCTCGGGAACGACCGGGACATCGCGGCGTTTCAAGCGGAATTCGAGCGGTTCCAGCAGCAGATCGACCACATTCAGACGCTCGCTGTCGCCGACGCGGAACACGATCATGCGCTGGAACAGCAGGCCGCTGCCGCCGCGCAAGAGCCGGCCCAAGGAGGAGGACCCACATGATACTCACGGTCATCGGCGTGCTCGTGCTGCTCGGGTTCTTGCTCCTCATCGCCTCGCGGTTGAATCCGCCAAGGGCAGAACTCTGGCTCGCGGTGCTGTTTCTCTACCTCATCGAACTGCTGCGGTTGCTGCCAGTCGGGAAATGAGTGACGACGGCACGTACGCCAACATTCGCGACATCGAACAGCTCGGCCGGTTCATTGGATGCCGGCTCGTCGATATCACCCAGCATGATGAAGACGAATGGGAAGAGACCCACGAGTCCTACATCTGGCTGCACTTCGACAACGGGCTGTCGATCCAGTTTCCCATTGGCGACGCCGGTTTTACCGTTGAAGAACCGGACGAGGATCCGCCAGAAACCGAGCCTCCAGCAGATAGGACTTGACAAGGCCCACTTGACACCATTCGAAAAAGAAAACGACCATTTTCGGAATGTCAGACGATTTGGTAATGGAGTCGACGAGCGACACTCCTGAGCAAATCCGCGAGGGAATGGGGCTGCCGAAAGTCGATCCCGCGCCAGCTCCCGCCGCCGAATCACCCGCAGCCCCGGCCGCTGACGCCGCAGCTGACACGACGACCACCGCTCCGGCTGCTGCCGCAGAAGCCGTCGCCGAACCGCCCGCAACCGAGACCGAAACGGCCGTAGGCGAAGAGGCATCCACGCAAGCGCGCGGCCCTGACGGGAAATTCGTCGCCGCCCCGAAACGCAAGCCGGTCGCCGCACAGCCCCGCATCGACGAGCTGACCCGCGAGAAAAACGAGGAACGCGCGCAACGTCTCGCGCTTGAAGCGGAACGCGATGCGCTGAAACGCCGCCTCGACGAACTCGCCGCTGGCCAGCCCGCGCCGAAGCCGGCTGCTGCCGAACCGACCATCGCTCCCGAAGACTTCCGCTCGCCGGTTATCACGGCGCAATTTCAGACCCGGCGCGCCGCGCTCGGGGCTGAGCCGAAGCAGGAAGACTTCGAGGATTTCACTGAATTTCGCCGCGCCGAACGGGCGTACGACCGCAAGCACGCCGCCCTCGACGCGGAAGAGACCTTCGCGCATCAGCGCGCGGCCGAACGGGCGAGCATCGCCGCCCAGGACGCCACTCGTGCGGCTCAGCAGCGGTTCACCACCTACAACGAACGGGTGGCCGCCGCGAAAGCTCGACATGCCGACTACGACCAGGTGATGCAGGCCGGAATGGCGATCCCGTTCAAGGGACGGCCCTACGCCGACGATATTCAGCAGGCCATTCTCGATTCCGAGCAGGGACCGGAGATCGTGTATCACCTCGCGAGTCATCCCGAGGAACTGGCGCGCCTCCAAGCGCTGCCCAGTGTACACGCCGCAATGGTGGAGCTCGGGACGATCGCGGCCGCGATCAGGGCGCAGCCCCCGGCGAATGCCCCGGCCGGCGCCACGCAGACCGGCCCGACGACCGCCGTCACGCCGCCTGCGACCCAAGCCAGTCGTCCCCCATCTCGAGCCCCAGAGCCCCAAGGAACGGCGCTCGGTGGCTCCACGACCACGGCCCCGCTGAAACTTGACGACCCGAATATCTCGCAGGCGGAATACAACCGCCGCCGGGACGCCGAGATTCGCGCACGCCGCGGTCGGTAGCAGGAGTTCTGTTCATGTTGCCATCGACTTTTCGCTTCCGCGACCCCGGCGAGCCGCTGTGGCACGCCCTGCTGATGTGGTCGATTGCGCTCTCGGTCGGCCTCGGCGTGACGTGGCTGCAATTCCACTTCAGCGCGGCCCCGGGCGGGATGCTCTTTGCCGACAACGTCCTGCTGACGAGCACCCTGATCACGCGCGAGTCGATGCGCGTGCTCGAAAACAACCTGACGACGACCAAGTGCGTCAACCGCCAGTACGACGACAAGTTTGGCGTCGAAGGCGCGAAGGTCGGCCAGATCGTCAACGCGCGCAAACCGATTCGCGTGGTCGGCCGCACCGGGCAGGCGGCGCAGATCGAAGGCATCACCGAAACGTCGGTGCCGGTCCCGCTCACCACCCAAGCGGGCGTCGATCTCGAAGTCTCCCAGGCCGACCTGCTGCTGTCGATCGACGACTTTGGCGACCGCATTCTGAAGCCCTGCGTCGCCAACATCGCGAACCGCATGGACGCCGATGTGAACGCGCTGGCGATTCAGGTCGCCAACGTCGAAGGCACGCCGGGGACCACGCCGAACGCGCTGCTGACGTATCTCCTCGCAGGCGTCGATCTGGACAACAGCGCCACGCCGATGGACGGCGATCGGCATCTCGTCCTGACGCCGCTCTCGCAGGCGTACATCATCGACGCGCTGAAGGGCCTCTTTCAGCAGGCCACGGCAATCGCCGAGCAGTACGCCAAGGGCCAGATGGGGACCGCGATCGGCTTCACCTGGTACATGGACCAGAACATCTCGACGATGACGGTCGGGCCGCAGGGCGGCACGCCGCTCGTCAATCTGGCCGGGCAGACCGGGAACTCGCTGAACACCAAGGGCTGGACCAGCGCCGCCGCCGTCCGCCTGAACGTCGGCGATCGGTTCACCATCGCCGGCGTGCGCTCGGTCAACCCGCAGAGCCGTCAGTCGACCGGCATCCTGCAGCGCTTCGTCGTCACGGCGCAGTTCTCGTCGGATGCCTCGGGCAATGGGGCCGTGCTGATTTCGCCGCCCATCATCCCGAGCGGTCAGTACCAGACGGTCGACAGCTCGCCTGCCGATGGCGCGGCGATCACCGTCGTGGGCGCGGCCAACACGCAGTCGCCGCAGAATCTCGCGTTCCACCGGGACGCGTTCACCCTCGTCACCGCCGACCTGCCGATGCCGCGTGGCGTCGATATGTCGGGCCGGCTGAGCGACAAACAGCTCGGCATCAGCATCCTGTTCGTGCGCGCGTACGATGTCATGAGCGGCCAGCTGATCACGCGGCTGGATGTGCTCTATGGCGTGGCCGTGCTGCGCCAGGAGCTCGCGACCGTCATCGCAGCGTAGGAGGCTCATTCATGGCTCGTGGCGCCGATCTCACGAAAGTGCTCGACCCGCAGGAACTCGCGCGGGTGCGGGCACTCATCGCCGAGCAGATGCCGGCCGCCGAGATGTCGGCGAGCGGGCAGTCCTACCCGCGGATGCTGTTCCACCAGGAATACGTCAACGCACAGAAATCTTGGTGTGAAAATCCAGACCCGCTTCTGAAGAAAGTCGCGGCGGAGAAGATGCAGGCCGCGACGACGACTGTCTTCGATGCCGAAGAGGAAGCCGAATTCCTCGAGGATGGCTGGCGCAAATCACCGGCCGACTTCATGGCGATCGATCCGCGAATTCCGGTGGGTCGGGAAGCCAAGCGCGTCGCGGCACAGCAGAAGATGTCGCGCGAAGAGGAAATCGAAGCCCTCATGCTGCGGCTGGCGGAACTCCGCGGCGAGCCTGTTCTCCAGGCGCCATCCGGAGAATCTCGGCAGGAAGAGGTCATCGAACGATCGGCCGCGCCGCGGCGTCGAGGAAAAGGCAAGAAGCGCCGACCCTCACGTCTGCGTGCGGCAAAGCAAAACATTGCGGATGCCTTCGGTGAGCCGGCGCCGCCGGCGACACAGTCGTAGCGCCGTCAATCCGTTGTCCGTTCCTCTGAAGGAGCACGAGACCGATGGTTGAAGAATCCCGACAGACCGCTAAAGCGGATGATTCGCACGATGGCCGTTATACGCACCAGTCGGCCGCGTCCCCCGGGATGCCGGGCGGTCCGCCAGCGCCAGCCCACACCGAATATCCGAAGTGGGTCACGCCGAAGGGCGGCGGCGATCCAGTCGTCGTGCAGGACCCTGACGAAGAGGTCGCCGTGGCAGGCCATCGGCACAAGGCGGCCAAGGGCAAAAAGGTGAAGGCAGCCAAGGGCGCGAAGCGCGGTCGGAAGCCTCGAGCGAAGCGCGAACACGTTCCCGCGCCGACAGCCGAAGACGGCCGTGTGAATCTCTTTGTGCTGTTGCTACTCGTTGCCTTTTTCGCGGTGTTCGGCGCGTGGTCGGCCTCGGCGCAGACGACCGTCACGCAGACGACCTTGGCCGCCGCCTTGGCCGCTCCGGCGCCTGGTGCTCCGGCGACGACCGTCATCTTGGCCAGTGCGACCGGGATCAGCACGCCCTCGGCGACCGGCCCTGGATCGGTCCTCTACTTCGACAAGGAAGCCGTGCGTGTCCAGTCGCTTGTGACGGGCGCGACCTTCACCGTCACGCGCGGGCAACTCGGCACGGCGTCGGCGGCCCACGCGAGCGGCGCGATCGTCTTCGCTGGTCCGTCGAGCGGGAGCACGGCGTCGCCCTTCGTCTCGGTCGATCCCTCGGGCGTCTGCGTGGCGGCCTCGCAGCCCTACACGCTGCAAATCAATCCGCGCACGGGGAATATCTGGGCCTGCACGCCAACGACCGTCACGCTCGGCACCTCGGCGGCCACGGTCTCGATCTGGGCCTCCTGGGGCTTCGTGCCGGAATTCATCACCGTGCCGCGGGCCAATGTCGCCGGCAACGTCAGCGCCGTGACTGGCGGCTACACCATCAAAGTCACGGATTACATTGTCGCGCTGACGACCACCAACACCGGCACCGACACTATTAACGGCAAAGCAGCGCCGGTGACGACCTTCTATCTGCCCTCGCATGCCGGTCTCGCGGGCAAGGTGCTGGTGTTGAAGGATGAGAGCGGGGGCGTGGGCGCCACCACGTTCATCAACATCTTCGGGACGATCGACGGCGCGACCAGCGCCCAGCTGAAGACCCCCTTCGGGAGCCTGACGGTCTACGCCGGGTCGGGCGGCTGGTTCACGATCAGCTGTTGGGCGAGCGGCTGCCGATGACGCGCTGGCGACGAGGTCTTGGCCTCCTCGTCGTCTGTGGCTGGTGGGCGGGCCTGACGCACGATCGGCTCGCCGTCTGGCAGGACGAACTCAGCCTATGGACCGCTGCCGCCGCCGTCACTCCCACGAAAATCCGACCGGTCCTGAATCTCGCGCGGGCGCGCGAGCTCAAAGGCGATTTCGTGAGCGCCGAGATGGGGTATCGCGCGGTGTTCGATCTGACGGCGGATCCGCGGCGGTCCACGCGAGACCGGCGCTTTGCGCGGGCGGCGGCTGTGACCAATCTCGCGCATCTGAACATGAAGCGCGGGAATCTGGCCTCCGCGATGCGACAACTCGATGAGGCGCTGATCCTATGGCCGGATTTCCCCTACGCGCACTACAACCGGGCGGTGATTCTCTGGTGGGTCGGAGCCTGCGCCGAGGCGGAGCGATCCTACGCGCTGGCGAGGGCCTACGAGCCGGGGTTCATCGCGCCGAGCGAGCCCTGCACGCCGGCCTCGTAGTCGCGCTGCTGCTCGCGACGACCCTCACCTATGCCCGCGTGCGGACGAACGGCTGGGTCTACGAAGATGCCAACGCCGCGTGGGCGAATCCGGCGGTGCTGGGCCAGCAACCCATCGACATCACGCGCGCTCGCTGGCTGACCGCGCTCAGTCACCGGCTGGTCTTCACCTTCATCAGCCAGTCGCCGCAGGCGTCACACCTGACGAATCTCACGCTGCACCTGACGAACGGCGTGCTGGTGTACGCCGTGGCCGGCGCGTGGTTGACGCCGTTCGGGGCCTTGGCGACGACCGCCGCGTTCTTGCTGCACCCACTCCAGACCGAGGCGGTCGCGTATGCCGCGAGTCGGTCGGAGCTGCTGGCGACCTTCTTTGCCCTCGTCGCCTTCTGGTTCTGGGAGCACAAAAAAAGTGCTCGTGAGCACGGAAAAAGTGCTACGTGGAACATTTTGGGCGCGTGGTTCTGCGTGCTGCTGGCGGTCTGCGCCAAGGAAAGCGCGGCCGTCATCGTGCCCCTGATGGTCCTCGCTGACATCGTGCGCGGGCGCCCGCTGTCAAAATGGTGGCTCGTCTGCCTGCTGCTGCCGATTATCGCCGTCGCCGCGAGTGTCTTCCGGTTCGACTACCTGACCCGTTCTGAGATCGGCCCGCTCGGCTACGCGGCCACGCAGGCGATAGCCCTCTGTTCGTATCTCAGCCTCGCTATCTGGCCGTACGGGCTCAGCATCGATCATGATTTCGAGCTCGTGCCGTGGATCATTCGCTGGATCGCGCTGGTCAGCGTGACGGTGGTGACGCTTGCGGCCAGTTTGCTGTTGCTGACCTCCAGTGACGAGCAAGGGCGTCGCGCTCGGCTGTTTGAAGTCGTCGGGGTCCCGGTAGTGGTCCTATTTGGATGGCTGTGGGTGGTCGTGGCGTTCGCGCCGCGGTTTGTCATGCGGACGCCGGAAGTCATCAACGAACATCAGGTGCTCCTGCCGTTCATCGGTCTGTGGCTCATTTTCGGCGCGATCGTCGGAGGCGAGCGCTCATGACGCAAGCGGATTTGATTCGGAAGGCGCTGCGCACGATCAACGCCTTCGCTGGCGGCGAGGACGTGCCGCCGAACGACCTCGCCATCGGCCAGGAAGTGTCGAACGACATGCTCGACGCCTGGGCGGCGATTCGACTGACGATTTACCAAACCCTGCGGAATGTCTACCCGATGACGGCCGGCAAGGGAAGCCCGTCCAATCCCTACACGATCGGCCCGGGCGGCGATCTGAACCAGGTGCGCCCGCTGTGGATTCCCAACGCGAACGTGCTCAATCGCAGCGTGACGCCAAACTTCGAAATGCCGCTGAACATCCTGAAGGACGACGCCTACTTTCGGACGAGCATCAAAGTCCTCACCTCGTCGCTCTGCACGGACCTGTATTACAACTCGAAATTCGACACGTCCGGCGCGGCGGTGGGCCTCGGGCAAATCTTCCTGTATCCGGTTCCTGACGGCACGTACGCCCTCTCGCTCGTGCTCTACATCCCGACCCCGCTCACGCAATTTGTCGATCTGGCGACGACCGACTACACGTTCCCGCCCGGCTACGCCGAAGCGCTGCGGTATCAGCTCGCGATCCGGCTTGCGGTGGAATTCGGTCGACCTATCAGTCCCGAGCTCGCGGAGCTGGCGCGAACGACCTTCGGCGTGATTCAGCGTCCGAACGCCCGCGCGCCACTCCTGCGGGTCGATCGCGGGATGGCCGGTCTGGCGTCGGGTTCTTTCTACAACTGGCGAACTGGAAGCAACGATCGCAGGGGAGACTGAACGTGAGGGTCCTGCTCATGCTGGCGCTCCTCGGGGCGATGATGCAGGAGCCGCCGGAATATCCCAGCGGGTGGGCCTGCTCGCCCAAGGGCATTATCAAAAGCGGCCGGCAGACAGCCGAGCATCCCTGCCACTGTCGGCGCATGGCCGACCCGGCGACCAGTTGCGAGGTCGTCACCGAGCAAGCCACCTGTAATCAGTGGTGCCACAAGAACAAATGTAGCTGCCCAGTTATTTGTGAGACGCCGAAATGAATGTAGCTGGATTTGGCTCTCTGGCCGGGCTCGATCCCAGCTCGCAGGCATTCAGCGGTTGGCGCAGCCTGACCGTTCAATCGATCTTCGCCAGCGAGACTTCGACCACGGATCGACCCAAGCCTAACGCGTGCGAGCTATCCCATTCGCTCAAGCACGTTTGTGGTTCTGGCGCAGCGAGAAGGCGACATGCTGCTCCCACTGTCGTCATCGCGAGCCCAACGCTTCCGTGCGTGTCCTTCCACGCCGCAGAGAGCCGACACGTAGTCTAGCACATGGAGTTCAAAGGCTTCTGTGGAGGATCGGCCTCCGAGCGCGTCCGGTCGGTCAACCGCGAAGCCGCGATCAACTTCTACCCCTGCCTCGCCGATAGCGGCAACCCGAAATCCGAGATTTACGACCAGCACACGCCGGGGATCTACCCGTGGGATGTGCTGGACGACGGACCGATTCGGGCGCTGTTCTACCAGGATGGCCGATGTTTTTCGGTCGGCGCCGGCATCTTCTACGAAGTACTGGCGAATCACACGCACGTCGCCTACGGCAGCGTAGCGATTGACGGGCGGCCGGCGACGATCTCGAGCAACGGGTCCGCGGGCCATCAGCTGTTCATCACGAGCGGGGGTCACGGCTACATCTTCGATCTGGTCGGGAACACACTGGTCGAAATCAGCGACCTGAATTTCGCCCTGCCGACCATCATGGGCGCCTTCATCGACGGGTACTTTGTGTCGCTCTGCTCGGCCTCGGCGACACCGACCGCGACCGCCTCGCACGCCTTCCAGCTCTCAGACCGGTTCGATGGGCTGACGTGGAGCGGGGCCTTCAATCCGGGGTTCGGGCAAATCTCGCAGTTCAGCGACGAAGTCCGGGCGATGAAGGCCAGCCACAAGGAGCTGTGGTTTTTCGGGAGCAAGCACACGCAGGTCTGGGCCGATGTGGGGACGCCGAATTTCCCGCTGGCGCCGATTCAAGGGGCGCTGTTGGAGTACGGGATCGCGTCGCCCTACTGCGCGGAAGAAATCGACAATAGTCTCTTTTGGATCGGCCAGAACGAAGCCGGCGGACGGGTCGTGTATCGGGCGCAGGGATATGCGGCGCAGCGGGTGAGCACGCACGCGATTGAGTTCTATCTCTCGCAGGCGAAGCAGCTCGACGACGTGATTTCCTACACCTACCAGGACGAGGGGCACGCCTTCTACCATCTCTACGTACCGGGGCTCGAGGCCACGCGCGACCACATCGGGAGCCCGGTCTACGACGTGGCCGGCCCGAAGGGGGCGCAGTGGCATCACCGGGCGATGTGGGACAGCACGCTCCTGCGCTGGCATCAGCACATCTCGCGGTGTCACGCGTTCGCCTTCGGCAAGCACTTGGTCGGTGCCCGCGACTCGGCCGCCATCTACGAGCTGAATCTCAATTTCCAGATTGATACGCTGGTGCGGATGGCCTGATGCCCGTTTTCCCTAATAACACGGCGGCCACGGCGACGCCGATCGCGAGTCTGCCCTTCACGACGAGCGGGGACTTTGGTGGCAATGCGTCCGCCGTGACGTGGTTCTCGTATGTGGCGCTGGCGACCGACATTTTCCCAGCCATTCGCCTGACCTCAAGCGTCGGCGGCGATTTCACCTTCGTGGAGATTTTCGAGGGGATTGGGCTGGGGGCGCTCAATCCCGGCTACTGCGATCCGAACGCGCCCATCGAGCAGCCGATCACGCCCGGGCTGACCTACTACTTCCGCATCACACCGGACGATCCGAACGCCACGATTACGCTGAGCATCGAGCCGCAGCCGCTCAATGCGCCGCAGGTCGGTGATTTACTCGTTCCCGACCCGAACTACGGATTCCCGCCGGTCGTCCTGAATCTGGTCGAAGGGGGCGTAACCGATGTACCGCCGATGCGGGCGGCCGACACGGCGGACAGCTTGCCAGACGGCACGATCTGTTTTGCGGCGATCAAGAACGGCGGGGGCGTCGATACGATCATCCTGTACGAGCCGACGCCGCTTGGCACCGTGCGCGCGAGCTTGGCGAATCCCATCGGGACGAGCTACGTCTTTGTCGCGCAGGACCACGTCGATTCCTTCTTTCTGGCGAAATCGGTCTTTGGGGGCGCGCCGCTCACGGTGCGGAAAGTCTCGCGCACGGGCGTGCTCGACGCCACGGTCTGGACCCTGCCCGGTGTGACGCTGAACGCGTTTGCGGTTTCAGTCGGCGGACTCATCGCTTACACCTCGAATTTTTCCGTCACGACGCCGATCGGCGCCTACGACCTCGTGGCCAATATGGCGCTGCCTGATTTTGCCCCTGGCATTGTCGGGTACAAGATCATCAGCTTGGCGGTTCTGGCCGATGATGCCGTGGTGGCGGGCTATCTCAAGACGACCGATCAAAGCCTGCGGGTCGTCATCTACGAATCGAACGGGACGACGCGGGCAACCTACGACGCACCGGCCGGCGAAGCGTGGGTGTGCGGATTGGCGCCGGGGGCCGACGATCCCGATTCGCTGTGGATTCGGACCGAGGACTCCGCACTCAGCGTGTCGCATTTTCGGCATCTGCTCGCTGCGGACCTCTCGGTCATCGAAGCCTACCCGACGCTCGACAACTTCGATGAAGGGATTGGGAACAACCTCACCGAGCAGGATTTCGGACCGTCCGAAGCCACGAATTTCATTGTGCTGCGGGTAGCGGCCAGCCCTGAACTCGAGATTACTAAAGTGGCGACCGGCAGTTTCCGGCGCGGCCAGAGCACCGGGTCGTATGAACTGGCCGTGACCAACGTCGGGGACGGCGCGACGAGCGGCACTGTCACAGTGACGGAGACCTTGCCCGATTCGCTGACGTTGATTTCGATGAGTGGCACGGGCTGGACGTGTGTCGACAACGTGTGCACGCGGAATGATGCGCTCGCGGCCGGCGACAGCTATCCGCCGATCATCGTGCATGTGACGGTCTCGCCGACGGCGCCCTCGACGGTCGACAATACGGTCGACACCACGGGTGGCGGCTCGCCGCCGACCAACATCGTCGTGCACACGCCGATTCTGGCGGCCTACACGCTTGACCCAACGACGATCCGCCGCGTACGCCGCGCGCCGCATTTGACGAAGGAACAGCGCGTCATCTTCTACCCAGCGATCCAGGTCGACCTGCAGCCCGGGATCGGCAATGTCGTCCCCCCTGGCGTCGAGCCGCAGGTCATGCTGCGGATGTCGCGGGACGGGGGGCAAACGTGGAGCCCGGAAATCTGGATGAGTGCGGGCAAGATCGGCGAGTACGCGAAACGCGTGATCGCGCGCAACCTCGGGCGCGGGCGCGATGTCGTCTTCGAGGTGATTGTGTCGGACCCGAATAACTGGAACCTGATTGGGGCGTATTTCGACCCCGATCCCATCATCGGACGGTTTTAGATGGCGCTCGCACTTCCGCAGGAAGAACCGATCGACCCGCGCACGAAGCGATTCACGACCAACTGGTGGAAGTTTTTCCTGCAGCTTATTGGGGCGAGCCTCGGGCAGACGCCGGGTGTGCTGACGCTCAGCGAGCTCACGACGCCGCCGGTGCCGCTACCAGGCGTGGTGCAGATTTTCGCGCAGGACAACGGGGCCGGCAAAGCGCAGCTCATGGCGCAGTTTCCGACCGGCGCGGCACAGCAAATTCTGATCGAATTGTAGGAGGACCGATGCCGTTTTTCCCCGGCAGTTTGCTTCCATGGATTCAGCCGCGGTTCGTCACCGTTACCGGCGCGCCGCTCGCGCTCGGAACCCTGGAGAGTTTTGAGGCGGGCACCGCGACGCCGCTCGCGACCTACGTCGATCCGAATTTCGCGGTCGCGAATCCGGTCTTGATTACCCTCGACGCCAACGGGTGTCCGCCCAATCCGGTCTATCTGCTCCCGCAGGGCTACAAGTTCACGGTGAGGAACGCCGCGGGGGTCATTCAGGCGCACTACCCGCTGGATAACGTCGTCGATGTCGGGCAGGTCTTCGGGGAGAATTTCGGCGTCTACCAGTTCCTCGGCTCGAAAAACGTCGCGAGCGGCTACATCGTGGACCCGGACACCGATCACACGATCACGGTCGCGTCGACCGGTGGCCCGAGCCCCGCACAGATTTTCCTCCCGCCGGCTGCGGATGCGCGCTGGCCGCTCACCATCAAGAACATGGGGACCGAACCGCTGCAAATCGAGCCGGATGGGACCGACACGATCGACACGGTCAATGCCTCGCTGGCGATCATTCCAGCCGCCGCGTCGCCGATCTTTCCGGCGATCACGCTCCTACCGGACGGGGTCAGCGCGTGGCTCGTCGTGAGCAGTCACGGCGTGGTCTGAGTTGACGGAGAATGTCGAAGAAAACGACCATTAAACGGATGGCGAGGCGGCAATGTTTTGCGTTTCCGTCGATTCCGCGATTGCGTCAGACGTGTCGCCCAGACGCAGTTTCCTGGCTCATAGCCTTTTTCGTTGTCCTTGCGTTCAATTGTCAGGTCGGGGCTCGGTCGACGCCCCATGTCGGCGATAAACGCCGCGAAGTCGTCCCGCCAGCGGTCGCAGATTGTGATGCCTCGTCCTCCGTAGTACGGATAGGTCGGATGCTCTGGGTGCAGGCATCTCTGACGCATGTTGGTCCAAACCCTGAATTCGGGAAGTTTGCTCAGTCCGTGCTTCCGACCCACGCTCTGTGCGTTTTCAAGATGCAGACAGCCGCAACTCTTCGTGTGTCCAGAAACGAGATGGCCGGCGGCAACGACCGTCATTTTTCCGCAAGTACACTGGCATTTCCATATGCGATTTTGGCCTTTGTGCCCAACGAGGCTGATAGCGACCAGCCTTGCAAATGTTCGTCCTGTCAGATCGACCGCTCTCATGGTCAGATCCTAACATCGAAGACGCACGAAGGGAATGATGTTTGATGGACGCGAATAAACTCGCGCTCCAGTACAAGGACGCTCTCGAACGGACTGGTGTCTATCGCGTTGAGCCGGATGGGCGAGTCCGAATGGTGGCCGAGCGCGGCGGCGGCTATGCACCGCCTTGGGTTTGGGCTGGGTCACTACCAATCGAGCAATTCGATGAGAACGGCCAGCTGAATTCAACTGGACGAGCCCTCCGAACGCCAGCCTCAGACCCGTCGAGCGCCTGGCATGACATGTACGAGAGCGGCGGCCTGATTCACGGTCGCAGCGAGTGGGACAGCAAGACCGGTGAATATTCGCAGCCGATCAACTGGGGCAACATTATGTCCTTGGCAGTCGGCGGGGCCATCGCCGCGCCGTTCGTGGCTGCCGCGGTCGGCGCTGGGGCTGGTGCCGGAGCGGGAGGCGCAGCGGGCGCTGGAGAAGCCGCAGGGGGTACGCTCGCGTCGACGGCCGGCGCGACTGGGATCGGCACGCTGGCACCGGGCGTCGCCGCTTCCGGAGCGGTCCCTGCGGCACTCGGCACCGGAGCGGCGGTTGGCGGGACGGCTGTTGCGACCGCCCCCACGCTCGGCGCGCTGATGGCTCCTGAAGCGGCGGCCCCGGTGGCAGCGGAAACCGCCGCGGCGCCCTTGGCCTCAACGCAGATCGCGCCGGTGACTGGTGCACTCGCGCCGGCCGTCGCACCGAGCGGCGCCGTGCCGGCGGCGTTGGCCCCCACGGCGGCCTCGAGCACGGCGCCCGTTGCGCGGTCTCTACTCCGCAACGCACCGGCCGCAGCCGGTAACGTCGTCGGCAACCTGCTCCAAGCCCGAGCGGCTGGCGAAGCAACCGACGCGCAGATCGCGGCGCAGGAACGATCGCTCGCGGCACAGCAGGCGGCTGGGGAACGCGCGATCGGGCTCCTCTCGCCGTGGGCGAATGTCGGCGGCGCGGCCGTGAACCGGCTCGGCGAGTTGATGCACCTGAACGTGCCGGCGAGCGCGGCTCCGGCGCAGGCATCCCCTGCGGCCGTCGTCGATCCGACATCTGGGCGACGAGTCGGCACACCAGCCGGCAGTGTCGATACGGGCGTGCAGGCCGTGCCGCGACTGATTACGATGCTCGATCCAGCGAGTGGCGAGCGTCGGCAGGTTCCGGCCGAACAGCAAGCGCATTGGGAATCGGTTGGGGGAAGGCGGATCGGCTGATGGCCTCAATCTTCGACGAGCATCCGTTTCCGGGCGATCAACTACCTGTTGGTAGTAATCCGGGCGGCGTTGACTATAACGGTGCAACGCAGGGTGGCCCGGGCACAGGTAGCGTTAGCAGTGCGTTTCCGAGCCTTGGCAGGGTGACGACTGAACCGGTGGGCCCTCCTCGCGGCGGGACCGATCCGAATTCGCTGACCGGCGCCTTCGCAGGCGGTGCGACGGCCAACCCGATGGATCGGGGCTACATCATCCAACAGTTGACGAACATCCTCCAGCAGCACGGCATTCAGCCCGGGCCGCGAGGATCCGGCCCGGGCGACGTGGAATACTACGCGGACCAGATCGCAAAAACCGGTGGCTGGCAGGGCGGCAACGCGAACTGGTGGACGGATCGCTTGGCGTCCGACATTCAGGGCGGAGGACGCCAGGGCGGCGGGCAGGGCGGCGGCTACAATCTGTACAGCCCGAACGACCTCACAGCTGGATTCACGGCCGGATTCCAAGCGCCGACCGCCGAACAGGCGCGCGCCACGCCAGGCTACCAGTTTGCCCGCGATGCTGGCCTCAACGCGATCGATAGCGGCGCGGCAGCGCGCGGGACCCTGCTCACCTACGGGAACCAGAGAGACCGTGCGCAGTTCGCGACCGGGCTCGCCGACCAAACATACAGCCAATCCTACGATCGGGCGCTCAGCGAGTACATGAACGCGTTCAGCATTTTCAACACGAATCAGTCGAATCTCTTCAATCGCAATTACGCGCTCTCTGGCCAAGGCTTGTCGGCGGCCGGCGGTCAAGCCGGCGCCGCAGAAGGCATCGGGAAAGCGCAGGGCACCGCGTACGAGAACATCGGGAACGCGCAGGGGGCCGGCGCGATTTCGCGCGGCAACAATTGGGCGGACACGGCGACGACGCTCGGGGACCTCGGCACGCTTGCGCTACGACGAGCCGCGTGATCTATGGCTCAAAATTTGAGCGTCTTCAACCTCGCGCGTCCTGTCCCGTCGTTCCTCGGGCAGCTCGGCGAGATCCAAAATTTGGAGATTGGCCAGCAAAATCTGCGGACCGGCCAGCAGCAGCAGCAATTGAACGCCCAGCATATCGAGGGCGGGGCGCTCGATCTTCAAGCCAAACGCCAGGCGATCGCTGACCAGCAGAAAATCAATCAGATCATGCAGCAGTCGGTCGGCCCGGATGGCGGACTCGACGAGACGAAGCTGCGCCAGAATTTCTACGGTGCCGGCATGGCGAACCGCTGGCCGGAAGTTGAGAGCACCATCACGAAGGTGAAGGAAGCGCAGGCCAAGCTCAAGGAAACCATCGAGAAAAACACCGCGAGCGAGGACGAACGGCTGGCGGCGACCTTCGCGTTCGTCGATGCGGGCGGAAACGATCCGCGCGTCGCCGACAAGACCTTGCGGGAGCTCGCGCGGACGGGCGCGATTGCGCCGACCCGCATCGTGCCGTTGTTGCAGCAGATCCAGCAGGCGGCTTCACCTGATGCCGTCAGGGCGATCGGTGCTCCCTTCATCGCGAGCTCGAAGGCACAGACCGATCTGGCGAACACGCGCGCTCGCACGGCCGACACGGAGGCGCAGAAACGATTGCGGGACCAGCAGGAAGAAGACAAGGCGGCGGCGAAGCGCCTCGCGAATTTCTCCCGGCAGCTCTATCAGCAGGGATTGAAGGGGAAGGCCGCGTACACCGAGGCGTTCCAGGGCGTGCCGGCGGAACTGCGGTCGAACTTCGATCCGCCCGAACAGTTCGATCCGGCGTCCAGTCCGCGCCGTGCGCTGGAAGCCAGCGAGACGCCCGACCAGATCGTCATGCGGACCGAGACGGCCGCGCGCAACGACGTGCTCGAACAACAGCGGAAAGCGGCGCAGGCCAGTCTCGACGCGGCCCGGCGAGACGAGGCGAAGCATCGGCGGTTCATCGAGGAGCACACCGCTAAGGCCGATCCGGAAGAGAAGAAAAAGCTCCGCGAGTATGGCTTCTACCGTGCCGACAAACAGCGGGAATTTTCTGCGAAAATGCAGCAATACAACGCGCAGAAGAGTTCGCTGGCTGGCGGGTTCGACAAGGACATGAATCCGATTCCTCCGCCGGCCTACGAACCGCCGATGGAGTACGACGACTGGCTGGCGGCGAAAGAGACGAAGCGCCCAGGCGCCGCACCGGCTCGGGCCATCCCCAAGGGCCTCGTGCCTGGCGCGACCGTCACGCTCAAGAACGGCAACAAGGTCGTGGTGAAGACTGTCAATCCAGACGGTAGTTTCACCTACTGAGATGCCCAGCGCTGCGTTTGAGGAGATCGCAGAAGTCGAGGAGCCGCAGTCTGGGGTCGCGAGCTTCGGCGATATCGCGAGCATTGAGCCACCCAAAATCTCAGCTAAGGTCAACACCGCCAAGTTCGATGACATCGCGGTAATTCATCCTCCGCCCATTCAGGCAACCGGCTTCACCCAGCCCGAAAGCGTCCGCGTCACGAGCCCGGAGACCACGTCGCTTACGCCGAGTGAGGAAACGCGTTTCCAGTCATGGGCGCGCTCCAACAAGATCACCGACGTTGACAAGCCAAACTCCTTCTACGACTACCGCGGGTACTGGAAGGAGCACGGCGACCAGCCGGTGAAATTCGGCGTCGATCATTTTCCTGATACCTACAAGCAACATGGTCATCCGACCTTCTCGGTCGAGTCGAAATACTCGAAGGGGCCGAGCGACGGAGGTCACTGGCAAGGCGACCAGTTCATTCCGATCGCTGGCGATCCGCGCGTGCTGCAGCCTGGGGTTGCGCGTGGGCGAATCGCCGTCCAAGCGCCGTTCAATCTGCCGGCGCAAGGTGCGCAGCAAGTCGTCGCGGGCGTGAAGCGTCTCGGCGCTGCGGATTTGCCAGCTGCGACCGTGCCGTCGCGTCCTGGCGCTTCCGAAGTGCAGTTCGGTCCGCTCTCGAGCGAAGCCATTGGCGGGGCAAACGATGTCATCGAGGGCGTCTTCAAGCTGGCGACGCCGCTGATTGCGGGCGCGCTCGTCGCGAATCCGATCGGCACCGGCTCCGCGTTGTTCCGCGCGTGGCTGACGAGCAAGGTCGGCGAGAAGGGGGCAGAACTCGTCGGCGCGTCGCCGGAAGGCGCCCGATTCGCCGGCAATGTCGGCGCGCTGCTCTCTGGGACGATCGACGCGAAGGGGTTCGCCGAGAAGGTCGCCCGCGATGCTCGGGCTGTCGCCGAGCAGGTGCGTGCGTTTGACGTGGCGAATCCGGACCTCGCTCCGGGCGCACCTCCCGCCGAAGCGAAACCGGTCGGCCGTGGAGCGACAGAGGCCGTTCGTGAGGCTCGAACGAGACTCGAACCGGCGGCGCGCGACGCTAGCGCACCAGTGGAACCCGGACAGGAATTGATGCTTCGACCGCCAGAACGACCAGCGGTTGAAGTCCCGGACTGGTTCGAGCAGAACGGCATTCGGACGATTGAACCGGAAAGTGCTCTCTCTGCAGCCGAACCTGTAAGCCAGGCCGAGCCGATTCCGCAGGACTTGTCAACTCCCGCCCCGGAGGGCCAGAATGTCCCGAGTGTCAGCCCACCGTCGTCCGTCAGTGCGGTCGCCCCGTCTGCCGAAAATGCCCCCGCTCCTGCCGGGGAAATCGCGCCACGTCGCGAGGGTGAACGCCTTGCGGCTCCGCCAAGCGGGCTTCAGCCACCAGCAGGCGATCAAGGGCGCGCTGCGGAGCGTCGGCCTGCTCGCCGCGCAACCGAACGAGCCGTCTCTCCAGCCGCCGATGCCGATGTCCTCAACGACCTCATCGGGCGGGCCGTCACCGGAGGCTACACCGGACCAACCGCCGGCCTCCGAGCCGAGCTAACCGACCGGCTCCAGCTCATTCGCGACCTCGACAAAGAGTACGAATCCTCGGGCCGCAATCCTGAGACGCTGCTGAAGGCCATCGCCGCCGCCGGTGGCATTGGCGACGATCCGACCTATCCGGCGGAAGTCAAATGGCTCCGGCAGCTGCGCGACCAGAAAGCCTCGCAATCCCGCAAGAACCTGAAGGCCCCGCCCGTCACCTCCGACACCGTGCGCGGGATCCGGGGCGTCATTCGGCCGAAGGAAGGCACGACACTCGGGCGCATTCTTGAGGCGCTTCGACAAGATCCGAAATTTGAGTATCTGGAGACGGTCAATGATCTGATCGACGAAGTGCGCGCCGCAGCGACAGCCAAGCCCGACATGGAGGCAGCACGCGCGCTGCGGAAAGGACTCGGCGAGCGCTGGTGGGAGAATATCCAGCCGGTTGAAGCGCAGCCAGAAGACGTGCTCGAGACCGGCGAGACGCAGCCGCGCTTGCCTGAAGCCGGCGCGGTCCGCGAGCAGAATATCGCGACGCCTGAATTCGAGGTGCCCTTCTCGCTCGAATCTGAAGTCGACCGCACGGCGCGCGAGCGTCCGGAAGACCTCTTCGGCGGTGTGCAGCCCGGGGATGAGGAAGGCGGCATCACACTCCAGTCAACGATTCTGCCTGGCGCAAAGGAAGCCGGCGAGGCCATCGTAGCGGGCGGTCGAAAACTGGCCGAGGAAGCCAAACGCCAGCGGTCCGACATCGTCAACCTCTTCGCGCCGGACATCCTCAGCACCGCCGCGACCAAAGGCGCCGGCATCATGCGGGCTAATCTCGCGGCCAGAGCGCAGCGGACGCAACGCGCCCAGCGGGCGCTCAGTCGCTACGAAAAGCTGATGGACGGCTGGAGTCAGGACCAGTCGCGCGTCTTCTGGGACGTGATGGAGGGCCAGGCCGATCCGCGCGTGCTGCCGGCGGACGCCCAGGAGATCGCGCGCACCTACCGCCAGATCCTTGACACGAAACGCGAAGAACTCCTCAAGCGTAACCTGCTCAAAAGCTACCTCGAACACTATTGGGGCCATGAATGGGTGAAGGCGGGCTCGACGGTCGAGAACGCCATTCGCCGTCTGCTCGGCAAGCGGCCCCTGCATGGCCCGGAATCCTACCGGCGGCAGCGCACCATTCCGACGATGCGCGAAGGGCTGGCGCTCGGCCTCGAACCAGTCAGCTGGAACCCGACGACGCAACTCCTCCGCAAACTTCTCGAGATGGACAAGTCGATCGCGGGCCGGGACATCTACGCGGAGCTGAAAGAGGAAGGGCTGCGGAAGTTCGTCCGGATCGGGCGTCCGTTGCCGGAAGGCTGGCGGTACTACCCCGACTACGCAGCGGGCGTCGTCTACGGGCCGGCAACGACGACAAACGAAGCCGGCGAGGAAACGCGCACGGCGCCGTTCGGGCGGCTCGTCGCAGGTCGGTACGCGGGACCGGCCGAAGTCGTGCGGCTCATCGAGAATCATTTGTCGCCCGGGCTCCGCGGACGCAGCCGCGCGTTCGATCTGTACCGCACGGCGGGCAACTTCCTGAATCAGCTCCAGCTGGGATTCTCGGCCTTCCACGGCATGATGACCGCCATGGAGTCGGTCGTCTCGAAGCAGTCGCTCGCGTTCGAGCTCCTGGCCCGCGGGGAATTTGCCGAAGCCGTCAAGGCACAGGCGGAGGTGCCGGTTGCGCCACTCCTGCACGTCGTGCGTGGACACAAGCTGCTGAAGGAATTCTACAAAGAGGACGCGAACGCTCAGGCGCTCGATGGCGTGATGAGTGAGATCATTCAGGCCGGCGGGGGGTTCGGCTGGGATCTGTTCGAACACTCCGGCGCGCCCGGCGCCTTTATGGCGGCGCTTCGGGCGACCTCCGCCGCGGCCAAGCGCGGGGATTACGGCACGGCGACCGGCAAGCTCGCCCTCGCGGCGTTGAAGACGGTTCCGGCTGCTGTGGAGATGTCGGCGAAGCCGATCATGGAATTCTGGGTGCCGCGGCTGAAGATTGCCGCCTTTCAGGAGATGGCGGCGATGGAGCTCCGTACGCTCGGCCCGGAGCCGGACCTGCAGGAAGTGCGGCGCGTGCTTGGCGGCGTGTGGGACTCGATCGACAACCGGTTCGGCCAGCTGCGCTACGACAACCTGTTCTGGCACAACGCGCTGAAGGATCTGGGAATGGGCAGCGTGCGCGCGCTCGGCTGGAACGTCGGCACGGTCCGCGAGATGTTCGGCGCGCCGGTCTCGCAGATCCGTCAGCTCACCGGTGGCGGTGGCATGAAGCCGCCGATGCGGAAAGTGAATGTCGGCCGGGATGCGGAAGGCGAGCCGATCTACGAGACCGAAGCCGAGCAGCGCCTTCACCGGAAAATGGCGTGGTTCGCGGCCATGGTCATCAGCTACGGACTGGCCGGCGCCGTCTACCAGAAACTTCGGACGCACCAGTCGCCGAAGGAACTCCGCGATTACTTCTTTCCGCGCACGGGCGAAGCCGACCAGCAGGGCCGTCCGCGCCGGGTGTCGATCGCCGGCTACTTCAAGGATCTGTATGCCGTCGCGCACGCCTTCCCGCGCTCAGCCTGGGAAACGGCCGGCCACAAGCTCAACCCGATGCTGACGCTCATCGCCGACGTGCTGAGCAACGAGGATTACTTCGGCGTCGAAGTCCGCAATCTGGACGATCCGCTCGTCCAGCAGCTCGGCGACGTGATGCGGTACGTCATCGAAGAGTTCAAGCCCATCTCGGTGCGCAGCGCCCAACAGCGCGGGAGCCAGGAATCGCAGGTCGAGAGCTACTTCGGCATCACGCCGGCACCCGCGACGGTCACGCGCACCGACCTCGAGCAGTACCTTCGGGACATCGCCCCACCGACGCACATGACGCAGGAGCAGGCCAAACGCGCCCAAGCCCGGCGGGACGTGCGAGCGCTGGCCCGGGGCGGCAAGATGGCCGAAGCCGTGCGCGAGGCGCAGAAGCTCGGCCTGAGTGTCGAGTCAACGAAGCGCGTGCTCCGCGAGGCCAGAACGGGCGGACTCCAAGGACAGTTCGAGCGCACGACTTGGCGGCAAGCCCTGAAGGGAATTACCATAGCGACTCCAGAAGAACGCGCATTACTTCGCACCTCGCTGGCCCGGAAAGTCGGGCCGGCGCTCTCTCAGGCTCGCTCGGCCGAGGATCGGAAGGAGCTGCTTCAGCAGTACCAGGAGGCGATGCGGCTCCCTGTAGCGACGACAAAGGACTAAGGGTATGCGACATCATGTCAGCCTCGTGCTCGCGGCAATCTGCGTTCTGACGCTCTGCGTTGGCATCGTGGCTAGGGCCGATGATCCGCCGACCAAGGGGCTCTCGTCCTGCCAGTCGGCTCAGGCGGAAGTGCTGCAGCTGCGGCAGGCCAATGCCGAGCTGCGGCGGTCCCTGATTTCCGCTCAGGTGACAGTCGAACAGCTGCGAGGACCGACTGAGCAGCGATCGATTGATGAGGCGTGGAAGGCGCTTGAACGCGAGGCGGGCTGTACGCTCGACCGGCAGACGCGCGAATGCAAGCCGGCGGATTCCAAGAAAGACACTCCCAAATGATGCGATTCCTTCGCTGGCTCGTGCCGCTACTGCTCGTGATCGGCTCGGCGGTTCGCGCCGATGCGCAAGCGCCGAGCCTCTCGGCGCAACTCTCCTCAACGAGCTGCCCGGGCGCTGGGTGCGCCAACATCAGCGTCCAAGGCTTGGGCGGTGGGGGCGTCACGGTCAGCGGAACGTGGGTCGGCACGCTCACCTTTGAAGTCGCGAGCGACGGGATCAACTACACGAGCATTCTGTTAACGAACGCCGCGACCGGCGCCGCGGCGACGACGACGACCGGCACCGGGGCCTGGAACGGCTTCATGGCCGGCTACGGGCAGTTCCGCGTGCGGTTTTCGGCCTATACCTCTGGGACAGCCCTCGTCACGCTTGGTGCTGCGAACGGTGGCACGAGTGGCACGACATGCGGGACGAATACGCAAGTCTGCTTTAACGATGCAGGCGTCATCAGCGGCGATTCCGCCTTCACCTACACCAAGGCATCCGATTCCATCATTTTGAACTCCGCCTCCACTGGCACGACGATTCTTGATCTGCGGCAGCCGGACGACACGCCGTACATCCTAACGCTCACCAATGGGATGTTCGGAACCCCGATCGGGTTCTACGTCAGCAATGCGGGCATTTTGAATGTCGACGGTACCGGGATCACATTCCAGCTCCCTGTCGTCCTGGGTAGCCTGCTCACGACCTCTGCTCAAATTGTGTCGTCGTATGCTCTTGGCAATACACAAAGCGCAGCCGGGCTGATCGTAAACGATTTCAATACAACAGTCACCGAAACCGATCTC